TCACAGAAGGGCGGTCCGCTTGCGGGGAAGGTCGAACGGGATCACGAACGGAATTTCGTCGTCCAGGCCGTCGTAACCCGGCGGGGTGTAGCCGCCGCCCCCGCCGCCACGCGGGCCGCTGCCGTAGCCCCCGCCCTGACCGTGGCCCCCCTGGGTGCCATGGCCCGCGCGCCCGCTCCCCTGGTTTCCATAGCCGGCCCCACGTTCGTCGCGGTCACGCTCCCCACCTGTGAAGTCCAGTTCGGTTACCCGGACCGCAAGGCCGGCGCCCCGCGTCCCGTCGCGGCGTTCGAACTCCCGAAGGGTGACTTCGCCGGAAATGACCAGCCCCTTCCCCCTGGTCAGGTGCGGGGCAAGCCGCTCGGCGCGCTGGCCCCAGAGGGAACAGTCAACCCATTGGGTCGTCTTCCGGTCGCCGAATCCGACGTCGTTGGCGACGCGGAAATTCAGCACCCGGTCGCCGGTCTGGGTCGTCCGCAGGTCGGCGTCGGCACCAAGCCGGCCGGTGAAGGTCCACACATTCATTGCAGGCTTCCTTGTGCTGTGGGGATATCAGGCTTCCCCGCGGGCGCGGGCAAGGTGGTACAGGCGGCGGCACGCCCGGACATCGACCAGGGCGTCATGCGCCCCGTCCAGGTCTTCGCCGAAGAAGTGCCGGATCGCCTCTTCCAGCTTCGCGGCTTTCGGCTTGTGGCCGTAGCCGGCGCGGACCATGCGGTCCGTCGGCGGAAGGTTGACGATCGGGGTTGCCCATTCCTTGGTGCAAAAGACGTCCAGGGCGCCGAGGGCACAGGACTCGCCCCGGCCGATCCGGGCGAAGGCGGCTTCGACGAACCGGATGTCGAAGCCGACGTTATGGCCTACGCCGACCAGCGCGGCGCGGCACAGGTGGTTGAAAGCGGCTAAGGCGACGACCAGGGGGACGCCGTTGGCGGCGGCTATCTCGGTGGTGATGCCGTGAAGGCGGGCGGCTTCCGCCGGGACCGTCCAGCCGTCCGGCCGGATCAGCAGGTTCAGGGCGGCACGCTCGCGCTCCTGGCCGTCGTCCAGGACGGCGGCTATCTGGACGATGACGTCACGGGCCGGATCGGTCCCGGTCGTTTCCACGTCAAAAAACAGGGCCGGCTTCATGGCCGGCGCCGCTTATCCAGGTCGTCCACCTTCGCCGACAGGGCCGACAGTTGCGACAACAGATCGTCGATCGAACGGCGAAGGGCCGCGACGTCCGGATCGACCCGCAAGACACCGAAGGCGTCTTCGCGGGTCTTGGTCACGAAGATGGGCGACGCGCCGGTTTCGCGGGCGATCCGGGCATCGCTCCATCCGTCCTGAAAGGCGCCGGTTTCGGGGTTGAAGCGGTCTTCCAGCATGGCGAAGACCTGACGGAGAAGCTTCGGCGACGGCATGGGCGCGGGTGTCGTCAGCGTGGCGGGCATGGTCACGGGCAGGGTTCCTTTCCTGCTGGGGTGGCAATCCGGGCAAAAGCAGCGGTTGGCGTTGCGGCGGTCCACGGACCAGCCCTCACGCTCGAAGGTCTTCGCGATGGTTTCGGGGGGTGGGCGGGCATCGACGCGGCATTCGGCATGGGCAGCACAGGACCGGCAGACGATCCGCGCGAAGGTTGCCGGCTTCCCGTCGATCCGCCGCCGGATGAGGTCGTAAGCCGCTCTGGGCATTGGCCGGGCGTCCTACGGATCACGCCCCGGCGGAATGGCGGGGGCGCCCGCGGCGGGGCGGGGCCTTGCCGGGGTCATCCCGGCTGCCACCCATGACCTTCTGGGCGGCGGCGTCCTGGCGCTTGCGGAAAACGTCGATCAGGGTCCGCTTGGCGATGTAGCACTTGCCATCCAACCCCTTGAAGAACGGCAGGGTCTTGCGGTCGCGCCACCCCACGACCGTCACAAGGTCGGGCTTCGGGAAGCCGAGTTCGGCGACGGCGTCGCGGACGCCCTCATAGTCGAGATAGACGTCATCAAGCGGCTTGGCGGCGGGGGGCGTGGCGGTGATGACCGTGGTCATGGTCTGAGGCTTTCTTTTTAGGGAGCGTGGCGGGAAGGGTGCGCGCCCCTCCCACCGGGGGCTTGATCAGGCGAGGGCCACCCGCTTTTCCTGAAGCATGTCGGACAGGGCCTTCGCCCACGCCGGGGCGTGCGCCTTCACCAGTTCCAGGCGGTCGATGTTGTCGTCCCGCCAATCCTCCAGGACCGCCCGGTCGGCGATCTTCTGAAGGCCGGTCTTCAGCAGGGCGAACAGCCGGGTCACGTCCGGCCCCTGCCCGCCGGCCATGGGCGGGACGGTGACCGCATAGGCGCCGGGCGGGGCCGTCCGGGAAGACGGGGCGTCATCGTCGGCGGGGATGGGGGCATCCTCATCCACCATCGGCCCGGCAACCGGCCCGGCGGGCGGAACGGCGTCCACCCGCTCGGCGGCGGCGTCCTGAACACGCTGAGTGTGTTCGTCCGGCAGATCGTCGATGGTGTCGGCGTTGTGGTCCAGGATGGCCGCAACGTCGTCCGCGGTCCCCGCCTTGCCGATTTCGGCGATGATCGAATCCGCCGCGCGCTTGGCCTGGGTATAGGTCGCAACCTGTTCCCCCGTGGCATCCCGGATTACGAAGGCCGGCTTCGCATCCGCCGTGTCCGCCGGTATCGGTGCGGTGGCCGGCGCCGGGGATTCGGGCACCGTGTCCGCCTGCTGCTGCGTTTGGGGCATCACGGCGGCGATGCGTTCACGGGCGATCCGTTCGGCTTGGCAGACCGATTCCCGGCCGCCATCATCCATGGCGGCCAGAGCGTCGGCGGAATAGCGAAGGAAGGCGTCAAGGCTTTCCCCCGACGTGGCGGCGGCATGAAGACCGCGGATCACGGCGCCGACGTCCACCACGGGCGGCGTGGGGACCGGCTTCTCAGGGCCGGCCTTGGCGGGCGTCTTCTTCCCCGGCTTCGGCGGTTCGGCGGATGCCGTGGCGCGGGGAGCACCGCGCATGGCGTCCAGTTTCTCCACATCGCCTTCGTGGGACGTCGGTTCCGGGCGGACCGGACGGTCACCCGCCGGCACACCGAAGGACCCGTCGGGAAGCGGAACCGCATCGACAAAGGCACCGTCTTCCAGTTCTTCAATGGTCGGGAAGCCGAGCTTCACCTCGGGGGCGTAGAAGCCGATCAGCGCGGACGCGGCGCGGTACTTCAGCATCCGGTCGGGAATCGACCGATACTTCGCGTTGCGTCCATACCAGCCGTCGGCGATCGCCGTCTTCAGGCTGACCGATTCCGCGGCTTCCGTGCCGTCGTGCAGGGTGGCATAGGCCGTGGCTTCCAAATCCCCGGCTTCGGCGGACCCGGTCACGCTGAACTTGATGGGGGTGGCGAACGCCTTGCGGTGGTTGGCAAGCCCGATCAGGAATTGCGCGTAGAAGCCGGGCCGCCCCCCGTGTTCATAGGTGTTCTGAAGGACCGTGAACAACGGAAGCTGAAGCTTCTCGGCAATGTCGATGGCGATGAAGCAGGCTTCGGGCTTGTTGCGGTAGAACGCCGGGCAATGCGGGGCGGCGGCGATCAGCTTGGACGCTTCCCATGCCTGACGGAAAAGCGTCGGTTCCAGGTACAGGGCGACCGGAGACGAAGACGACAGAAGGGAGGGAACGGACGTCATGATCAGGGGTGACTCCCACGTTCATGGTTTTGGGGACAGGCTTCGCCATATGGCGAAATGCCATTTCAAAAGGCGTGAAAAAGCGGCTGGACGTGCGGCGCGGGCATGGTGGGCCACGCCATCAGCGGACCCCGGCCTTGCGGGTCACGATGCGGGTAACACCCGCGATGGGAACGGCCTTCTTCACCGCCGCCCGAACCGCGGTTTCGTCGATCTTCCAGTATTCCAGGGGGACCGCTTCCGGGGCATCGATCGTGAAGCCGATGTCGTCGGACAGGCTGGCGACCTGCCCCAAGTCGGTGCGGATCGTCGCCTTGTCCTTGTCGTCCTTGGCGACCCCGCGCATGTAGGCGGACAGAAGGTCGATCGCGGTTTCCTTCGCCGCCTTCACATCATCGGCCATGGGCTTGAAGAAGCCGTCGCACGCCTTGGACAGCGCGTCATGCGGTGCTTTCGCCATCTTGCGCGCGTCTTCGGCCTTGGCGGTGAAAGCGCCCATCTGGGCGATCAGGTCCACAAGGTTATGGGCCTGATCCGCCGTTTCGATCTTATCGCCGAAGGTCTTCAGGGCGGTGGTAAGTTCCCGCGCCCGGACCGTCGCATCGACGTTGGCGATTTCCAGGTCAAGAACCAAGGTTTCCACCGGGTCCGGAGCGGCGGTGTCCAGGGCGGGACCGCCGTTGTGTCCGATCAAAGGGTACATGCGCGTCAAGACTCCATGTTTCGGGGCTGAAGCCGGTCCAGGATGACCGGACGGAAAGGATTGACCAGCGGGTCGGCGGGGCGGTTGGCGCGCAGCCACGCGATGCGGTCCCGCATGTATCGGTAATCGCGTTCCGCGATCCGGACCCCATGGGTCCAGACGCGGCAAATCCGCGAGAATTCGGCGGCCGGGGCGAAGTCGAAGACCTGGACCTGAAGGCGCCACGACCTGTCCAGTTCGTCGCCGGTCAGCGGATCGTGGGGCGGGCCATTCCAGATGCGCGCCGGAACCCACGGCCCGGACCTGACGAGCCGGATCTTGAAGAAGCCGGGTTCGGGCCGGTCAACGGTACGGGGGGCGTCCCCTGCGTACCGGCCCGTGTTTACGAAAGGCTTCCGCTTCAGAGCGTCACCATCTGCCATATTCCAATTTGCCATTTCGAAAGCCAAAAAAAGAGGGATCGACCGATCCCGGCGAAAAAGCAGACAGCGATGACAAGGGGCCGGCGCCTTGCGCCGTGGCCTTGGGCCGGATCAGTTCGTCCGCTGGCGAAACGGCGGCGTCCTTGCCCCGGCAGCGGCGCGGGCATAGACACGCAAATATTCGGTATCCCGCGCAACGGCCTGAACCGCGGCGGTGACCAGCGGATCCCCGGTGTCGAGACGCCCGCCATCCCGGTCCGCCTTCGCGCGAAGCCCGGCGTTCAGGTCTTCCACATCGGCGCCGATTTCCAGGCACGCCAAGGCCGCAAGCTCCGCTTCATCAAGGCCGGCGTTTTCCCGGCCATGCATCATGATACGGAGCATCGCATCGGCAGCCACAGCCTTGAACGTGCGGGATTCCAGGTACGCGACTTCAGGGTACGCGCATGAGGCGGCACCGGATTCGGCGCATTTTGCGGGACAGCGGGAACAGGGTTCACGTCCTGGATCGGTTGCCTGTCCGCCGGGGATTACGGGAAGCATTCGCCGTCACGCTCCGGTCATGAAAGGGTTGAAGGAAGGGGGCGGGTTTCTGGGGGCGATGGTCCAGAACGGGCCGTCTTTCTACGCACATTCATAAATGACACTTTGCCATATGGCAACAATTAAATTTCAGTGCTGTAATGACACCAAAGCCCGCCATCATGCCGCCATGGCCCGACAGGTTACCTCAAAACACAAAGCCCGCGCACGACAAAACGTCGTACACGGGCCATTGGCGAAAACGGAAAGGTTGCGCGTGGTTACGGCTTCAGAATGGCGGCAACCCCATCGGCGCGGGTGATGCGGTCCGCCTGGATCGTGAAGTCCTGGACCGGGTTCAGGAAGCGCAGGGCAACGGCGCGGACCGACGTCGGGTCGGCGGGATCGGACAGGCTCGTCCCCTTGAATTGAGCGAAGAAACATTCCCCGGACTCCAGTTGCACGAAGGTCATGTCCCCATCCCGGATCGGGCGGTTCGCGTCCAGGATCGCCGTGTCACCGGCATCAATGGCGGGGGTCATGGCGTCGTCCTGGCAAACGACGGCGTAACTGGCACGGCTGGTCAGGGCAACGGCGGCGTCCAGGTTACCCGACGCTTCCCGCTCCAGCTTGGGCGCTTCGAAGCCGGCGCGCCTGATGGCGAACAGCGGGACGCGAAGCGGTGACAAGCGCCCCGGACGCGCCTTGGGTTCCGTCTGGATCAGAACAATCTTGTCGTCGTCACGGCCTCCGATGATGATGTCGAAGCTCTCCTTCGCGGCCCGGACATCGGATCCTGTCGCCTTATCGGCGGGAATGCGCGGGCGGATGATCGACCATAGCTTGGTCAGGTCCTCGAATCCCGGCTCACGCTGACCAAGCTCCCACTTGGAGATGGTTGACTGGTCAACGTCCAGCAGGCCAGCAAGTTCTTTCTGCGACAATCCAGCCGCTTCACGAAGCGCGCGCAACCGGCCCGCGAGTTTGTCGGACATGGCGTTCTGTCCCTTGGGGTTGGCGTTCATGCTCTTATCACTCATTGGTCTGCATTTGTGTCCCCGTCGTATGTCACTTTGCCATACATTCATCGTGGCATCACCGTGAACAAGCAAGGAACATCCGCATTTCTGCTGGTTTTGCCACGGCCTGAAGTCCTATGGCGAAGCCGCTGATGGGCAGACGTATTGCCATCCTGAAACAGCCGATGATGACGAATTGCCATTTTGTCATTGACGCTCAATGGCGTTACGCCATATGAGTCTGATCCAGCGTTCTCCCTGACAAACGCGGATCACCCCATGAACACCCTGATCGTTGAACGCATCACCCGCCTGTTCGGCGGACAAACCGTGTTAAGCGCCGCTATCGACGTCCCACAATCCACCATCGCGTGGTGGAAGAAACGTGGGTCCATCCCGCCGAAGTATTGGCCGGCGATCATCGCCGCCGCCGCCGAACGCGGGGTCATCCTGACCGGCGACGACTTCCTTCGGCTTCCCGGCGCCGAGGCGGCGGCGTGAGCGCCGTTCACAACCGTGTCTCCCTGTTCGACCTTGCCGAACAACTCGGCAGGTTGACACAGGCCGGGAGCACGAAGCCGAAGCCCCTCCCCTGGATCAAGCCGCCCTGCCTGATCTGCGATGCGCCGAACCCGCCGTATGGCGTGGCGGTGACCGATGAAGCCGGCTGCACGCGCGAAGATTGGTTCTGCCCGGCGCACGTCCCGCCTGGGTTCTTCGCCGCCCGTGACCAGAACCCCGCCACGGCAGCGGGAAAGGTGGGGACATGATCTTCGGGTCCATCTGTAGCGGCATCGAAGCCGCGTCCGTCGCATGGGAACCGCTTGGCTGGCAGCCGGCGTTCCTGTCCGAAATCGACCCGTTCGCATCCGCGGTGCTGGCACACCGATACGGCGCGAATCTTCCAGGCGAACCGTCGGCACGCAACGGCACCCCGAACCTGGGCGACATGACAAAGATCGATGGTGCGTCCTGGCGCGGAAAGATCGACGTCCTGATCGGCGGGACGCCCTGTCAGGCGTTCAGCACCGCCGGGCTTCGGAAGTCGCTGGACGACGACCGCGGCAACCTGACCCTGAAATTCGTGGAATTGGTCCATGCAATCGCCCCCGAATTCGTCGTCTGGGAAAACGTTCCCGGCGTCCTCAACACAAAAGATAATGCCTTTGGATGTTTCCTCGCTGCTTTGGTGGGGGAATACGCCCCCATCGAATGTCCAGGCGGGAAATGGCCCCGTGCTGGCATGGTTATCGGAAACGAAAGGTCCGCTGCATGGCGCATTCTCGATGCTCAATACTTCGGAGTGCCCCAACGGCGGCGGCGTGTCTTCGTCGTTAGCTGCCGTATTGGAGACGGCACCAATCCCGGAGCGATACTTTTTGAGCCGGAAGGCGTGCGCGGGGATTCTTCGCCGCGCCGAAGCACGGGGACGGCAGTTGCCGCCCTTACTGCAAACGGTGTTGGAACGTGTGGCCCGGACGACAACCAAGCCAAGGCCGGACACCTGATCCCCCTTGCCTTCTCATGCAAGGATTATGGAAACGACGTCGGCGTCGATGTCGCTCCCACCTTGCGGAGCATGAGCGGCACCCGGCCCGAGATCCAGAGCGGCGGCGGGCAGGTCGCCGTTGTCTACCATCAGGCGGGAAACGCGGCGGCGTCTGCGATCCCCATCCAGGAAATCGGGAAGCGGACCGGAACCAGCACCACCAATCCACGCGCCGGGATCGGAATAGGTTCCGACGGCGACCCCATGTTCACCCTTCAGGCAAGCGCACAGCACGGCATCGCCGTCGGGCTTTCCGAGGGAACGGGGCGGGCCGCCGGCGATGACGCGGCAGATTTGCGGCATGACGCCGCCGTCCGCCGCCTGACACCACGCGAATGCGAGCGTCTTCAGGGCTTCCCCGATGACTGGACCTTGATCCCATGGCGGGGAAAGCCGGCTGAGGCTTGCCCTGACTCCCGGCGGTACAAGGCGGTGGGCAATTCGATGGCCGTTCCCGTGATCCGTTGGATTGGCACGCGCATCCAGCATGTCGCGGATGCCCGCGCCGAACGATACGGGGAATGAGATGAGCCGCCAATCTCCAAAGGCTGACACCTGGATTCCGATCTACATCGGCGATTACCTGAAGGACACGGGACACCTGACCACGGCCCAGCACGGTGCTTATCTGCTGCTGCTATTCCAGCAATGGACGTCACAAACTGGATACCTGCCCGTGAATCTGGAGTCCCTGCGGAAGATCGCCCGCATGGACCCGGCGGAATGGGCTGATGCTTGGCCTGTGCTTCAAGCATTCTTCAAGCAATGCTCCGAAGGATGCTACTCCCCCCGACTGGCACAAGTCAGGGCAGATGCCGAAGCCAAACGGGTAAAATACTGCAACCGGGCTAAGAACGCCGCTGACACGCGGTGGAGAAAGCGCGATCAATCACTTAGTGAAAGCGAAGATGCTTCAAGCAATGCTTCATACATTCCTTATGGCAATGCTTCCGGCAATGCCGCGAGCAATGCTTCGGCTGATGCTTCATCCATGCTTGGGCAATGCCCGTCACCTTCAGAATTAGATTCCCCTGACGGGGAATCTAGTAAGCGCCGCAAGCGGGCGGCCCGGCTTCCCAACGATTGGGTTCTGACCGACGAATGGGCGGTCGAAGGGGAAATCGCCCGCCTGAACGCCGGGCTTCCGTCGATCGACCTTCGGGTCGAAGCCGACAAGTTCCGGGACTACTGGCACGCCAAAAGCGGGAAGGACGCGGCCAAGGCGGATTGGCTGGCGACGTGGCGGAACTGGTGCCGCAACGCCCGTTCATCCGGCCCGCCCCCTTCCCGCCCGTCCGCCACGTCTCCCCCCGACCGCAAGTCCCGCCTGTCCGACACTCTTCGCCGCCGGATCGCCGACGCCGACCGGCAGGACGACACCACCCCCTGAACGGAAAACCGCGCATGAACGACAAGCCCCCCTGCCCCCTTGCCACCACCCTTCCGGCGCCGGCCCTGCCCGCCGGGTCGGCCGCGGCGGCTTACTGGCCGGTTCTGGACAGTCCGGACAAGGTCGGCGAATACACCAAGCTGATCCCGCCCGCGGACGCCCGCGCGATCGTGGCCGAATTGACCAGCACCGCACCGCCCGCGCGCCCCGGCGAAGCAGCACGCCTGTCCGCGCTGCTGATCGGCTCCTACCCGAACGCCCAGCCGCCGGAACCGGAAATCTACGCATCGCAGGTCGAAGCCGTCTTCCGCATGTTCCCCGCCGACCTGGGGGCACAGGCGGTTGACATCCTGACCCTGAAGCTGAAGTTCCCGCCGTCCCGTGCGGAAGTCTATGAGGCCGTCGCGTCGCTGGTGGCAAAGCGGATGGCCGGGGCGCGCACCGCCCAAGCCCACATCGCCGAACACAGCCGCCGGGCGCGCGAAGAGGCGGACCGCCGGACACGGAAGCGGTATTGCGACATGACCCCGGCGGAACAGGCGGCGTTCGACGCCATGATCGGGGCCGTGGTCCGCGCCGGCCGGACCGCCGAACCGTCCCGCCGGGGGGATGCCGAAGACCTGAAGCCGATGGGCACCATCCTTCACCGGGAGAACGTGGCATGAAGAACCGCACCGTCGCACAGTTCGAGGTCGATTCCCTCTGGGATCAGCTTGCGGATGCCGGGGCGTTCCGGACCGGAAGCAACGCCCGACTGGATACGTGGCTTCGGCGGCATTACGGCGTCACCGCGACCGTCTTCCTGTCCGACGCCGACGCGAAAGGCGCCGGGCGGATGCTGTCGCTGTGGCTGGACCGGGTCCTGACCGAAAAGGGGCAGCCGGCGATTCCCGCTCCGTCCTACAGCCCGCGGCTTGTCATTCTGGAAGTGCCCTTCGACCCGACAGGCGGCGTGGACAGCGACTATGCGGTTGCCGCCATGGCGGACAGCCTGTCACGGAGCGAAGCCCCGTTCGTGCCGAGCCTGACCTACCCCCGTACCCTGGATTTCCATGACCCCATCGCCCGGTGGAAGGGGGTTGTTTGCGGTTTGGCCTGGGGCGCAAAGGCGGACGCGACCATCGTTTACGCCGACCACGGGATCACCATCGAAATGGCCGCTGGGATCAAACGCGCCCGCCGCGAACGGCGCCCGGTCGAGTACCGCACCCTGTCTCAGCCCCTCTGACCCCTTTTTTGCCTGCCAATATGGCAATTCGTCATATGGCAAGACCATGAATCGTGAGAACAGCCCATGACAAAATTTACCGCGAAGGCCGGTGACCTTCTCCGCGCCGTCGGCGCCGTCGCCCCCATCATCGAACGCCGGAACACGATCCCGATTCTGTCCTGCCTTCTTGTCCGGGCCGAAGGCGAAACCGTCCGGATCAAGGCAACCGACCAGGACACGGAACTGACCGCGGCCCTGTCCGCGGACGTCCACGCGCCGGGCGGTGTGTGCGTGGCCGCCGCTCCGTTCTGGCGCCTGCTGCGGACACAGGAAGACGACGCGCCCGTCACGATCAGCGCCCATTCCGAAAACAGGATCACGATCGAGGCGGGCGAAACGACCGTCATCCTGCGCGGCCAGCCCGAAGAGGATTTTCCGCATTCCGACCTGGGCGCCCTGATCGGGGTCTTCCGCCTGACCGCCGAAGACCTGACCACCCTGATCGGGCGGGTCGCGTTCGCCATCAGCACGAATGAAGCCCGCTATTACCTGAACGGCGTCCACATCCGGGCGAAGGATGGCCGCCTGTTGGCCGAAGCGACCGACGGGCACCGGCTGGCGCAATCGACCATCCCGCTTCCCGCGACCGACGCCGGGACCTTGCCGTCCGTGATCCTCTCCCGCCGATTCGTCCAGTGGCTTTTGTGCGAGGCCGGGAAAGCCGACGCGGCCAGCGAGGTCACGGTCAACGCCTATGGCAAGGGGCGCGCCTGGACAACCGTGGACGTCTCCTTCGGCACGCTGACCGCCGTGTCGAAGACCATCGACGCCACCTTCCCCGACACGGACCGGGTCGTCCCGGAACGCAATGGCCCACCCGCCACGCTGGACCGGCGCCGGCTGATCCGCGCCCTGGATATCGTCGACAGCGTCCGGGAGGAAAAAGCCGGCGCCGTTGCTTTCGGCTTCAATGGGGCGCGCCTGTCCCTGACCCTGGATCAAAGCTGTGGGGGCACCGCGAAGACAGCGATCCCGTCCGGCTATGCCGGGGCGGAAACGACCATCGGGTTCCAGTGGCGCTACATGCGCGAACTGGCCCGCGTCTTCCGCGGCGACCTGCTTCGCGTCCACCTGACCGACGCGGCGAACCCGGCGATTTTCGACACCCCGGACGACCCGTCTTTCCTGGTCGTCCAGATGCCCATGCGGCTGTGACGGAGGGCGCATCATGTCAGAGCTTGCATCGGCGGTCTTCGACGGGGTTCCGGCGAACCACTTCCGCGTGATCCTGGCCGATCCGCCGTGGGGGTTCAAAACTTACGGCGGCGGTGAAGCCCAGCCCGGCAAGGCTGGCCGGGGCGACCGCGCCGCGCCCTACCCGACCATGTCGCTTTCGGCGATCAAGTCGCTTCCGGTCGGCGACTTGGCCGCGCCGGATTGCGTCCTGTTCCTGTGGACGACCGATCCGTTCCTGAAGGCCGCGTTCGAGGTGCTGGACGCCTGGGGCTTCACCTACAAAACCCGCGCGTTCGAGTGGGTGAAGCTGAACAAGGGGTCGGAAACCCGCCTGTGGCTGGACGATTCCGACCTGTTCATGGGCGGCGGCTTCTGGACGCGGTCGAACCCGGAACCCTGCCTGCTGGCGACCAGGGGAAAGCCGAAGCGGCTGAACGCCGACGTCCGGCAAGTGATCGTCTCGCCGATCCGGGAGCACAGCCGGAAACCCGATTGCCAATACGAGCGGATCGAGCGCCTGACCGCCGGTCCGTACCTGGAACTTTTCTCCCGCACCAACCGCCCCGGCTGGACCACCTGGGGTGCTGACGCGGGGCAATTCGCCTGAACGGGGATCACCATGGCACCGAAAAAGCACAAGACGCCGCCGAAGCGGCGGCGGAAGGCAGCCGCCGCGCCGAAGGGCACGCTTGCCCGGCTGGAAGCCCGGCGAAAGGCCGAAGCACGCCCGTCCGACGACCCGACCCGGAACGGCCGGTTCGAGGTCCAGACGGACGATCTGGCAATCAAAACGGTCGATCCCCGGACCGGAGAGGCCGTCATTTCCGAAATCCGGACCGTGACCCGCATCCTGAACGCTTGGCCGCTGGACCGCATGTTCCGGAACGGCACGATCGATCCCGTCGCCTACCGCGCGGGCGGGCTGTTCCGCGACGATTACGAACTTGCCGGCATGGCCGAGCGGTTGGCGGCGTCGAACCTGTCGCCGCTGGCCGGCTGTTCGGGCGGTGGCAAGGTCGCTGACCTGGGCGGGAACCTCGCGGCCCGGCGCCGCATTCGTGACGTGCTGGACTGCATGTCGCACGACATGGCGTCGGCAATGGAATGGATCGTCGGGAACGGGCACGCCCTTTCCCAATGGGTCCAGCGAATGCGGTGGGGCGGGCGGACCCTAAACGAGCACTTCGCCCGCGGGCTGGTCGTCGGCGGGCTGGACATCGCCGCCACCGTCTACGGGCTTCGGAAGGTCCGCCACACCATCCGGCCGGCGCGTCCATCCGACCCCACCCCGCATGAGGTGGACGCGATCCGGAAAGCACGCGCCGACGGGGCGACGGTCCTGGAACTGTTCCGGGCCTACCGCTTCCCCGTCGCCGTGATCGCCCGCATCGTCGAAGGCGACGACGATATCCGCCGGGCGGAACGCGACGCCCACATCCGGGCGGCAATCCGCGACCGGCTGGCCGGCGGCGACGACCCGGAAACCGTCGCGATCCTGTTCAACGTGACCATGGACTTCGTCGGCGACGTCGTCCGCACCACCGCCCCCTGAAGCTGGAAGGAAACATCATGGCTGGTATCGGACACAACAGCGGCGCCAAGCCGAACGACGTCGGCGGCATCGCCGCGGACCGGCTTCGGTCCTTCGTTGACAGGGTCGAACGCCTGGAAGAAGAGAAAAAAGGGCTGCAGGACGACATTCGTGAGGTCTACAGTGAAGCGAAGGGGACCGGATTTGACGTGAGGCTTCTTCGCGAAATCATTCGTCTGCGCAGGATGGACAAGGCGGACCGGCAGGAACGGGAAGCCGTCCTTGCGCTTTACAAGGAAGCCTTGGGGATGGATGTGGAGTTTTGACAGCGGCGTCGCCGTGTGCCGATTGGTGCACGGCGACATGCTTCGACGTGGCTGGTCTGAATCGACATGGACGACCACAGTCAGGTCGCCGTGTCGGGCTGGGCGGGCGCGCCAACGCCGGTCGTAAAGCCGGTGCTGGTGGGGGGGGAAACTGAAGCTGATAAAAGCCCCCTGCACCAATCCGGCGGTTCCGGTTAGACATATTTCCGAACAGTTCAAGCTCTCGCGACCCACACTCTATCGTGAGTATGAGCCGCGCAGCGGAACAGAGAAAAAAGAAATTTAAAAAATTGATTTGAAATTTTACTGAAATTCATAAGGCTTACATGATGATATTACTTCTTCATCAGATACCTGAATACCCGGCATTCCCTTCTCACTTACAGCTATATATAATGACTCAGAAATAAGTGAAAAACAATGTATTGACTGCCTATTTATTTCAGAAAATCTGCATGATGATATTATTTCTTTAGCATGCGTATTATCTATGAAAGATTTTCCTCTATAATCATCAAAAGCCTGTGTTATGCAGGCATCCATAATACTTAATATTCCTGGTTTTATTGGAATTTTTTGCGCATTTAAAAGAGTACGCGCTTCACTTCCATAAAATAGGATATTTGCATTAGTTAAACCATCAATGTATTTTGCATAATATGAACGAGACCACCGAAGCCCAGCTCTAATACGTAATATATCACTAGGAATTTTTGTATTCCATCGAATATAGGCTTCATCATATGCTATTTTTCTCGCCACGACTTCCGATTCAGGGGCGGCTCTCATAATACTAGAGATAACTAATGTACCTCTAGCTCGTCGTTCGTTAAAAAGCTCAGAAAGATTACTGGCGGAAGATATTGCATTATTTCTTGTTGATATCGCTATATCTTCTATATGATTAGAAGCGTTAAGCCACCATGTTAGTAACGCTCCCAATATGCCTGTGCATAAAAAGCCAAAGAAAGCCACAACAATCGGATGACGAGAAATCTCATCTATTCTTGATTTGAACGAGGTGGAAACATTTGATGCATCAGACTGGCCCTCTTTTATATTTTTATCAGCATCTTGGGTCATGAATTATCCCAAATATTATTATAATTGGAATCAATGTATCATCTATGAGGTGAACCAGTCAAAGATCTTTAGGTAATTGATAAGCTTGCTGATACGATTCATCAAATCCTATGCCTTTCTGCATCTTTATGTATTCAGCGCAAGGCTGCTACGAAAAGGAGGGATTTTATATAATGGCGCAAGATATTTTATATTTGAGACGTTTGTCGAGTAATCGGTATATATTATCAGTCGCCATGGCCGGCAATAATTCGGAACATGGTGGCATTCTTGTAAAGTTATTGCTAGAAGGTGGCGCAACCGAGTCTTTTCTCCTTATCAGTGGGCCAGCCAAAGCAACCTTCCAATATTTCCTAATTGCGCAACGGAATGGCATATTACCTGCTCTTTCCGAGGCAGACCATGACGTAATCCTGAGTATCTTACCCACGATTGAGGATTATGATTGGGATTTGCAGCATTCACAGGCCAGGGTCGCCGCTGTTGCAAAGGCGCTCATCGGGTCTGATGGGGTTGGATTAGAATTCGTGATGCAAGATGCTTCTCTAAGGCAATTCTGGTTGCCTACGCTGGTCGCTCGGTTCTTTGGCGAGTACCTTTCTCAGTATAAAAGCAAATTCATTCATCATCAAGACAGCGACCCTGACGAACTGGTAGTTTACTAAGCGCGTTGCTAAAAAATGCAACCTCGGTGGTTGTTGATGCTGTAACGAAAGGGAGCAACTCGCCCTTGATGCTGGTGCCCTCCACGTCCTGGCCTGGGTGGAGGGCTGCGACGCCACGGCCGTAGCGCCCCGGTGCTGCCAAGTTCCCTTTCAAGGCGCAGCATCAATCTGCCGGGCAACCCATTGGCTAAGGCTGATACCCTCAGCAGCAGCACGCAGCGCGGCCTTCCGGTGCTGGTCGGAGCTAGCACGCACGAATATTTTGCCACTGAAGGGCTTGTCGGGGGTCCGGCCCTTTTCAGCGCATATCGCAAGATATTCGTCGATGCTGCCCTTGAAGCTTTCCAGCAGTGATTCAGCGTCAATACCTTCGAAATGGATCACATCCGACAGCCCGGCGACGGTACCGGAAAAGGTACCGTCTTCAGGATCGAAGTCGATAGGGCCGGACACGTACCCTTTGTATTCCATCGTCATGGCTTGATCCCTGCATTCATCAGCAACTTGCGCATGGCATCCACCGCGCCTTTCTTGGCTTCGGGGCGTGGGTGGGGGCGGTGGAACACCGCACCTTTACCGTTAATCTCCACCCATACGCGGCTTCCGGCGCGTTCTTCCACGACACCATCCAACGCCTTCACCAAGGTCTCGATATCCGACCACCGTATGGTGGATGGCGTCGGTCGGGCAAAGATGGCGATAAGGATGGTACGGTGCGCCTTGTTCATGGGAAGATGATAGCGCATCGCGATAGCATGTGTCACGGGAGAAAACAGCATACGCTGCCCTGCCGGCTATGCCAGGAAAGCGACTCGGTTGCTGTGAAGGAAGCCAAAGCGCCATATCGACACGCACGTCGAGTCCCGTCCATAGCCATGCGTTACGAAACGCACTGAAACGCATCGAAACGCACGGGGCTGTTTCACTTTTGCTTCAGGGCACACTTTGGGAACCGGCGAAGCAAATGCTTCCCCATAGATCCGCCCATCACATCAACCGGAACGGCGTCGCAATCGGCCCGAATCTGGGCTGCGATAGTGTCGGCTGGTGCACCACCGCCTTGAAGGAGCGCGGCGGGATCAGCCTTTACCGTATGCTAATATATTGAAAAAAATAGGAAATTCAAATTTCACGGAGAGCGTTTGGACTTGGCTGGGGCGCCAAAAAATGAAACGCATGGAAACGCGGGGTGAAACGCACATGAAACGCAGGTGAAACGAAAAATGGAACGGTGAAACGCCTATAGAGTCAGAGTAAGAGTCTTCTCCTGACGGAGAAGATAATAGGCGGCGCAAGCGTGCTGATCGGGACATTCCGATTTGCCATCGTCGATGAAAAATTCCGTTGCGCCATGTACGGCAGATATGGCACAAGGGGCTACCCTGGCCTTTGATGCGTTCGCCGTTGCTCCGGTCGGGGGCCATCTTCCGCCACTTCCTCCCGCTGCCTTGCCGCCCTTCACCGGGGGGCGTTCCCCTTGGGGTGCCCATGTTCGAACTCGACATCGAGACAGACCGGGTCAGCCTGAAGGGGCTGGACAGCCTGACCGGCGACGCCCGCTTCGCTTGCGCTATCGCCCTGACGAAGACGGCGAAACTGGCGAAAGCGGACGTAAAGGACGCGATGACGCGGGTCTTCGACCGGCCCACCCCCTTCACGCTGAATTCCGTCTACGCCAAGCCCGCCCGGAAGAACGACTTGGTCGCGGGGGTCTTCTTCCGCGACACCGCCACCAAGGGGACGCCGGCTTCGAAGTACATCTTCCCCGAGGTCTACGGCGGCGGGCGGCGGCTGAAGCGTTCCGAACGTTCCCTTCAGGCGGCGGGGAAGATGCCGGGCGGCATGTTCTCCACCCCCGGACCGGGGGCCGAACTGGATCGGTACGGCAACGTGAACCGGGGGCAAATCGTCAAGCTGCTGTCCTACCTGAAGGCGTCCAATGATCCGACCCAGAACCGGAACCCCGAGGGGCGGCAGCGCGGGAAGCGGAAGAGCGAGCACTATTTCGCCATCCTGAAGGCAACCGGGCCGCTGACCCCCGGCGTGTTCAAACGGGTCGGAGACAAGGGCCGCGGGTTCGTGAAGGTCCTGAACTACACGGACAGCCCCAGCTATTCGAAGCGCCTTCCCTTCGCGGAAATCGTCGGCGCGACAGTGGACCGGGAATTCCTGGATCAGTTCGACATGGCGTTCGCTTCGGTGGTGTCCCACGCGAAGTACGGGAAGCGGTAGGGCACGGCATCACCCTGCCCGTCCCCGCCCCCTGCCCAGCCCCGCGGGCGGGCCGAATGCGAAAGAAAGTTGCGCATCCGGCCCCTTTTGGGTCCTTCCAGACGTACAGGGGTGTGGGTTTGTTCGAACCCAGCCGTTTTCCTAGCCGCAAGGCCGCGGAAACCGCTTTTATGTTTACTTTCCGGGCCGGGTCCGGCCGGAAGGAAATCAGCCTCGGCGCCTTGTGGCGTCTTGGGTTTCGGCGGATCGCCGCCCCATAGGAAATCACCGCCATGAAAGTAAACCGTGCGGGACTCGCCGATTGTTTCGGCGTGTCGCTTCCGACCGTCGATGCATGGCTTCGGAAGGGAATGCCCTTCGAACGGCGCGGGGCGCGCGGCGTCGATTGGCAGTTCGACACGGCGGACGTCGCGAAGTGGCGCGAAGAACAGGTTCAGGCGGCGGTCGATGACGCGCTGAAGGACCTGTCCATCGACCAGCTTCAGAAACGGAAGCTGATGGCGGAAACGTCGATCCTGGAACGCCGGGACCGGCTGGAAGCGAAAGAAATCTTCGAAGGATCGGACGTCGAACGGCTGATTGCCGAAGCCGTCGGCAAATGCCGGACGCGCTTTCTGGCGATCCCCACCGACGCGGCGGACCTGCTGGTCGGCATGACCAGCGCGGCCGAAGTCCGGGCCGTTCTCGACCGTCTGGTCCTGGACGCCCTGGCAGAACTGGCGGCAATGGATGGCATCGCAGGCACGGACCAGGACGACGGCGACGACGGCGCGGAAGCCGGCGGCGACGATCGCGAAGCCGAACGCCCAAAGACCGGAAACCGCACGGGCGGCCCGGCGAAAGGCGGCGGCAAACGCTAGACGGCGGATCGGCGCCGCGTTCCGGCGCGCCCTGGCCCCGCCGCCGAAACAGACGGTCAGCGAGTGGGCCGACGCCGAACGGATGTTGTCCGCGGAATCGTCGTCGAAGCCCGGCCGCTGGCGGACCGAACAGGTCGCCCCGGCCAAAGGCGTCATGGACGCCTTCAGCGATCCGCAGGTCGAGCGCGTGACCGTCATGGTCTGTGCCCAGCTTCTGAAGACGGAGGTTTTGAACAACGTCGTCGGGTTCCACATCCACCGGACCCCGGCGCCGATGCTGGTGCTTCAGCCGACCCTTTCCATGGGCGAAGCGTGGTCGAAGGACCGGCTGGCCCCCATGATCCGCGACACCCCGGCGCTTGCCGGGAAATTCCAGGGCGACACCGCCAACGACAACGCTCCGGCATCCGGCCGGAAGCGGAAGTCGAAGGCGAAGGACACGAACGACACCATCCTTCACAAGAAGTTCGCGGGCGGCCATGTCACGGTTGCCGGCGCGAATTCCCCGGCGTCGCTGGCGTCCCGCCCGATCCAGGTCGTCTTGTGCGACGAGGTTGACCGCTACCCCGCGTCCGCCGGATCGGAGGGCGACCCGGTCAACCTTGCGGCGGAACGGACCAACACCTTCTGGAACCGCAAGATCGGGCTGTTCAGCACGCCGACGGTCAAGGGTGCGTCCCGGATCGAGGCGTCGTATGAGACGTCCGACATGCGGCGTCTGTTCGTTCCCTGCCCTCATTGCCAGCACCGGCAAACCCTGAAGTGGCCGCAAGTCCGCTGGGGCGACGATCCGGAAAAAGCCGCGTACCACTGCGAACGGTGCGAAAGGCCATGGACCGAGGGCGACCGCATCCGCGCTGTCCGTGCCGTCCTGGCCCTTCGTGACGCCGGGTGGCGGCAGACGGCCCCCTTCGTGTGCGCCGAGGCCGGGTGCGACCTGATGGGGGAGAAACAGACCCCCGCCGCCTGGACGGAGGATGGCCGGTCGGTGTGCGCGTGCTGCGGCACGATCACGCCGTTCAAGGGGCACGCCGGCTTCCATTGCAACGCCCTGGCGTCGCCGTGGACGACGGTCGCGAAGCTGGCCGCGCAATGGCTGGAAGCCAAGCGCGGCGGGCCGGAAACCCTGAAGGTCTTCATCAACACGAAGCTGGCGGAAACCTGGGAAGAAGACGCCGCCGGGCTGGAATCGTCCGGGCTGTTCAAGCGGCGCGAAGCCTATGACCACGATCCGGTCCCGTCCGGCGTCGCCCTGATCACCGTCGGCGGCGACATGCAGGACGACCGCGGCGAATTCGAGTTCGTCGGTTGGGGCAAGGGCGATGAATCCTGGTCGCTGGACTATGTCCGCGTGACCGGCGACCCGTCGTCCCCTGCCTTCTGGTCGGAGGTGGACGAGGTGCTGAAGCGGACCTTCAGCCATCCGTCCGGCCAGACGCTTCGGGTTGAGGCCGCCTGCATCGACAGCGGCGGCCACCACACCGCCGCCGTCTATGACTTCGTCCGCTCCCGCTTCGACCGCCGGGTCTACGCGATCAAAGGGGTCGGCGGCGAAGGCCGGAAAATCTGGCCCGACCGGGCGACGAAGAACGCCGCCAAGGCGGTCAACGTCTTCCTGATCGGCGTCGATACCATCAAGGAACGGGTCTATTCCCGCCTGCAAATCCAGGACGCGGGGCCGGGCTTCTGCCACTTCCCGACCCGGTACGACGAAGCCTATTTCGAACAACTGACGTCCGAAAAGGTCGTCACGAAGTACCGCAAGGGCTTCCCCTACCGGGTTTGGGAAAAGCCCAAGGGTGCCCGCAACGAAGCCCTTGACTGCCGCGTCTACGCCACCGCGGCGCGCACGTCCCTGAACATCGACATCGACCGCCGCGTCGATGTGCTGACCAAGGCCACGGAAGGCGACCGCCGCCCGCTGGACGCCGTCCGCACCCGCACGCGCGGCGTCCGGTCCAGGGGTGTCGCCGCCTGACAGGAGTCCCCCACATGCTTGTCGATTACGCCGCCCAACTGGCGGAAGTGAACCGCGCGGTCACGGCGATCACCGAACGGGGACAGCGGTACGTCTTCCAGGGCCGGGAACTGACGCGGGCCGACCTGGGAATGCTGCTGAAGGAACGCGCCCGCCTGGAACCGCTGGCCCTTCGCCAAGCCGGGGGCCGGGGCGGCGTGCGGGTCCGGCGGGTGGTGCCGCTATGATCCCGACGGTCAAGCCGAAGATCCGCGTCCCCGCCCGCACCAGGGCAACCGCCGGGTTCACGGCCGGCGAAGCCATGGCGCTCCGTCAGTTCATGGCCGGGCAGTACATCGGCGCCCGATCCGACCGGAACGCCCTGAAAAACTGGAACCCGCTTGTCGGGTCGGCGGACGGCGACACCATCGGCGACCTTCAGACCCTTCGGGCGCGGTCACGCGACCTTGTCCGAAACGCCCCGCTGGCCGGAGGTGCCGTCGCGACCGTCGTCACCAACACGGTCGGCACCGGGCTTCGGCTCCGGTCAACCATCGACCGCGATTTCCTCGGGCTGACGGAGGAACAGGCGGATGCGTGGCAGAACGCCGCCGAACGCATCTATCGGACGTGGGCGGAATCGACCCACTGCGACCTGACCATGACGCAGACCTTCGCCGGCCTTCAGGACTTGGCCTTCCGGTCCACCCTGGAATCCGGCGACGTGTTCGTCATCCGCCGCCACAAACCACGACCCGGTGCCATCCTGGGGTTGACCCTTCAGATCGTCGAAGCCGACCGGGTATCGACCCCCGACGGCAAACAGGACGGCCCCCGGCTGGTCGATGGCGTCGAAATCGACGGCGACGGCGCCCCGGTCCGCTATTGGGTCCGGTCCAGCTTCCCCGATCAAACCGCCGGGTGGGTGCGCGACGTACCGACATGGGACCCCGTCCCGGCCTTCGGCGCGTCGGGCGCCCGCGTGACGCTCCACCTGTTCCGCCGGCTTCGTCCGGGGCTGAACCGCGGCGCCCCCTATCTCGCGCCCATCATCGAACCCCTGAAGCAACTGGACCGCTACAGCGAAGCCGAAATCATGGCGGCGGTGGTATCCGCCCTGTTCACGGTCTTCGTGAAGACGCCGTCCGGTCAGGGGTTGGGCGACCTGGAAGGGGCGGTTCCGGCAACCGGGGGCTACGCCCTGGGAACCGGCGCGATCCTGGACTTAGGCCCCGGCGAAGAAGTCGAAATCGCCAATCCGGGGCGCCCGAACACAGCGTTCGACCCCTTCGTCCAGGCGGTTCTAAGACAGATCGGCGTCGCCCTGGAACTCCCGTTCGAAATCCTGGTCAAGCACTTCACCGCGTCTTACAGCGCATCGAAGGCCGCCGTCGAACAGGCGTTCCAATTCTTCCGGACCCGGCGCGCCTGGTTGGAGGAAAATCTGTGCGACCCGGTTTATGAATGGGTCATCACGGAAGCAATCCTTCGCGGCTACCTGGACGCCCCCGGCTTCCTGGACGATCCCATGATCCGCGCGGCCTACCTGGGAACCGAATGGATCGGGCCGAAACGGATCACCCTGGACCCGCTGAAGGAAGCCAAGGCCGACGAAGTCCTGATCGGGCTGAAGGTCAAGACCCGGTCCGAAGTGTGCGTCGAGACGACCGGCGTCGATCTCGACCGCAAGCTTCCGCAGATCCGCAAGGAAGAAGCCCTGTTCCCGCCGCCCGCCCCTGCCCCCGCCGCCGGGATCGGGCACAACGGCGGCCCACCCCTGGACGGTCAGGACGACGCCGGCCAGAACGAGGAACCGGAAGAATGAAGGACCTGATCGCCATGATCGGTGACCCGTGGGCGATCACCGACGACGGGTTCGCCGCCGTGGCCGCCACGGTCGAAGCCCTGTCCGGCGCGGATCTTCCCGACGGCCCGGCCGCTCTGTCCGCCGAGAACGACCGGCCGCTTCCGGGCACCCGGACGGCGGAATTCCGGGACGGGACCGCCATCATCCCGGTACGGGGGCCGCTGTTCGCACGGGGAAACTGGCTGACCCGTTACCTGGGCTTCGGCGATTACCAGACCATCGCACAGGACTTCCGCACGGCACACCGCGACCCCGGCGTGAAGGCGGTGATCCTGGACGTGGACAGCCCCGGCGGCATGGTGACGGGCGTCGCCGAACTGGCGGCGCTGATCCATCAGGCCCGCGGGAAGGGAAAACCCATCATCGCTTTCGCGGGCGGGATGATGGCGTCCGCCGCCTATTGGCTGGGGTCTGCCGCCGACACGGTCGTCGCCGCCGAAACCGCCCTGGTCGGGTCCATCGGGGTCCGGGTCGATGTGCAGGACACCAGCGAACGCGACGCCCGGTCCGGCGTGAAGCGGCTGACCGTCGTCAGCCGGCAGACGCCGAACAAGGGCGCCGACATGGGATCGGACGAAGGCCGGAATCAGGTCCAGGGGACGGTTGACGCGCTGGCAACGGTCTTCATTGAAACGGTCGCCCGCCACCGCGGCACCACCGCCGACGCCGTCGCCGATGGTTACGGCAAGGGCGGCGTCATGGTCGCCCGCGACGCGAAGACGGCGGGCATGATCGACCGGATCGGGACCTTCGAATCCGTGGCCGGGGACCTGTCCGCCGCCAACACCCCCGCCGGATGGTCCGGCATCACCGCCGGCCATGGCGGAACCACCACTCCCCACGAGGAACCAATGACGACGATCGAGGTGTCGGCAATCACCGCCGATTACATCGCCGCCAATCACCCGGACATCGCGAAAAAGTTCCGGGACGACGGCGCGGCGCAGGGCGCCAAGGCCGAGAGCGAGCGCATCCGGAAAATCGACGCCCTGGCGCTTCCCGGCTGTGACGGCATCGCCGCCACGGCCAAGGCCGACCCGTCCATGACGGTGGAAGCCTTCGCCGTGGCGCAAGCCGAGCACCTGAAGGCGAAGAAGGCGACGGCGCTGGACCGCTTCACCACCGACGACCAGGGCTTCACCCCGCCCGCCGCCGACGCCGGAAAGCCGGACGCCGGGGCGGCGGGTGGCGACGACGCCACGGTGAAGGCGCTGATCGCCAGCATTGCCAACGCATGACATCGGGGGACCCATGAGCGCCGGTTTTGAAACGGTGGGGACCTATGTCCCCGACAACCTGATCGCGGGCGACTTCCCGCAGAACTTCGAGAAGGTCACGCTGAAGGGCGGGCGCGCGTACAAGCGCGGCGAACTGCTGGGGCGGATCGCCACCGACAAGAAGCACGTCCTGTCGGCCCGGACCGACGGCAACGGCGACGCCGTCACCGACGGCAGCGAAGCCCCCCGCGCCATCCTGGTCGATGACGTCGATGCGACGGCCGGCGATGCCGAAGGGCTGGTCTACCTGTCCGGGACCTTCGACACCCAGTCCGTCATCCTCGGCGATGGTCACACCGCCGACAGCGTGAAGGACGGCCTTCGCGACAAGGGAATCTGGCTGGTCAAGACCACCGCCTGACCAGGGCGGCACCCGAACGAAACACACAAGACGGCCCGGTTCGGGGCCGTTTTTTTATGGGAACACCCTTCATGGTCGATATTTACGACACCCGCGTCCTTGTCGGCGTGGTTTCGACCCTTCCGCGCCCGAAAACCTTCATCCTGGACAATTTCTTCCCGACGATCTCGGAATCCGTGGAAGAAACCATCCTGTTCGACGTCGTCGAAGGCTCCCGCCGGCTGGCGCCGTTCGTCGCCCCGTCGGTCGCCGGGCGCGTGGTCCGCTCCCGCGGGTACACGACGCAATCCTTCCGCCCGGCCTATGTGAAGGACAAGCGGGTCCTGAACCCGAACCGGGCGGTGAAGCGGCTGGCCGGCGAAGCGATCGGCGGAAGCATGACGCCCGAACAGCGGCGCAACGTGCTGCTGAAGACGGAGCTTCAGGAACAGGTCGATATGCTCACCCGCCGTCAGGAAGCCATGGCGATGGAAGCCCTGGTCACCGGCAAGACGACCGTGACCGGCGACGACTACCCGACCCAGATCGTCGATTTCAAACGGAAGCCAGCGCTGACCAAGGTGCTGACCGGCGGGGCGCGCTGGGGCGTGGTGACGAACCCCGACGATCCCGCCTACGTCGATCCGGTCAACGACCTGGAACGCTGGTGCGGTGAGGTCTTCAAGGCGTCCGGCATCGCCCCGACCGACGTCCTTCTGACACAGGAAGCGTGGGAACTGATCAAGAAATCGCCCCGCTTCAAGGACGCCATCGACCTGAACAAGCGCGGCGGATCGGCGTCGGCCGAACTCGGCATCATCATCGTGGACGGCGTCGCCCACGTCGCAACCATGGGGGCCGTCCGCCTGTGGGTCTACAACGACTATTACGAAGACGATGACGGGAACGAGGTCGCCATGCTGCCCGCGTATGGCGTCCTGATCCTGTCGCGCGGTGTTCAGGGGGTGCGCCATTACGGCGCCATCCTGGACGACGATGTCCTTCAGGCGATGGCCTATTTCCCCAAGTCCTGGAAGCAGGAAGACCCGTCGGTCCGTTTCCTGCTGCTGCAATCGGCGCCGCTCCCGGTCCCGTACCGCATCAACGCCAGCATGTTCGTCAAGGTCCGGTAAGGGGAGCGGCCATGCTGATCGAAACCCTGGTCACCATCACCATTCCGCACCCCGACGGACCGCCGCAGACGGTGGACATCCCGCCGGGGTCATTCGTCGATATCGACGATGACGAAGCGGAATCCCTGATCGCCGGCACCTTCGCCAAGCGCCTGAAGGGCGGCGTCGCCGCCGTGGCGCTTGGCGGCGGGCGCCCCTCTCCCCCCACCGGGACCGCGCCGGCCCCGGCACTCCCCATGCCCATCGTGCCCACCCTTGCCCCGGCGGCACCGGACGACGGCGGGGATGGGGACGAAGAAGACGACGGCGACACCGGCATCCTGGACGCCTTCGAACTGCTGGAACGGGACAACCCGGACCACTGGACGGCGGACGGTCGCCCGGATGTCCGCGCCCTGTCCGCCATCGCCGGACGCACGGTCAAGGCGGCGGACCGTGATCGTCTCTGGGCCGAATGGACAGCCGGCCATGGGGATTGAAACGGCGGAAGACCGCGCGGTCTTCCTGAACCCTGACGAATTCGGGGAAGAAGCGACCCTCTTCCCCGGTTTGCCCAGCGCCCGGACCATCGCCGTCGTCTATGAGGAATCATGGACGGCGGCGGACCCGGAAACCGGCGTTCCGGTGTCCAGCACCACACCCCGCCTGTTCACCCGCACCGACGACCTTTCCGGCGTCGAACAGGGCGACCGTGTCACCGTCGCCGGGAAGGTCTGGCGGTTCGCCGACCTTCAGCCGGACGGAACCGGCTTTACCATAGGGGTCCTGACCCGATGACCACCCCTGAACGGCGGCGCATCCGTGATGCGTTCTGCGCCCGGCTGAAGACGCCGCTGACCGGCGGAACCGACACGGTTTACCGGACCACCGCCGCGGACAGGGTCTTCACCTCCCGCACATTGCGCCTGTTCAGAAAGGATCTTCCGGCCATCCTGGTCTATGCCCGGTCGGAAGACGCCGTCGGCGACACGGTCAGCGACGGGTCCGCCGTGGTCACCGTCCGGAACCTGCGCCTTGCCGTCGAAGGCATCGTCGAGGCCGAAGAGGGGATCGACGACCGCCTTGACGAACTGGCCGAACAGATCGAAGCGGCGATCGACGGGTTCGACATTCCGGGCCTTGAAACCGCCCGGATCGACTATGCCGGGACCGAAATCCAGGTGGACACGGACGCGGAAACCCCCTTCGGCGGCGTCCGGCTTACCTACACGGTCCGCTATCGCCGCGCCCGCGATATCCCGCCGGAAGGCATCCCGCCGCCGTCGGTCTTCCTGGGGATTTCCCCCAAGATCGGCACCGCGCACGAGGGCGATTACGTGCTGATCAGCGACCCGGACGCCCCGTGTCATTGCCCCTGACAGGAAACGAGCCATGAGAAAGAAGACCGTCCCGGCCCCCGCCGCAGCCCCCGCCCGCGTGACCCTGGAAACCCTTCAGGCGGAATTCGCCGGTGACAGCCCCGATGCCGCCGCCCTGGTCGCCCACGCCCACCGGAACGCCGTCGAGAGCATCCGCCGTGCGGTCCGCCCCGGCACCGATCCCGACGGCGGCGACACCGCCCACGCCTTCGGTCAGGCGGTCCGCCTGCTGGTGGGCTTCATGCTGGCGACCGGCAACGGCGCGGTGCGCACCTTCGACGATCTTCCGGCGACGGTGCGTTATCTGATCCACCCGTTCCGGGGCTGATCCATGGTGTTCGCCCTGGATCGGTCCGCCGGACGGACGGGCGGGGTCGGGTCGGCGGAGCAGACCGACGCCCAGCGCCGCATCACGAACCTGATCCGTTACGGGAAGGTCGCCGAAATCGACCCGCCGAACGGGCGGATCAAGGTCCGGATCGGCGACCCCGCGGACCCGAACGGCCATGTCGTCACCACCTGGATTCCCTGGCTGTCCGGACGCGCCGGCAAGGACCGTCAGTTCTGGTCACCCGAACCGGGCGAAGCCGTGGTCCTGTTCTCCCCCGGCGGCGACCTGTCCACGGCCATCGCCGCACCCGGCGCCTTCAGCACCGACCATCCCGCACCCGGCGACCGGGAAACGCTGCATCGGATCGAATACGCCGACGGCGCCGTCGTCGAGTATGACCGCGAAGCCCACGCCCACACGATCCAGATCCCGCCCGACGGCACCGCGACGGTCCGGGTCGGCGGCTCCACGGTCGTCACGGCAAAGGACGCGGTCACCCTGACCTGCGGCGGGTCATCCCTGCGGATCACGCCGGAGGGGATCTTCCTGGAAGGGCCGACCGTCGCCATGACCGCGGGCGGCGGGGCCGGTGCGGCGACCCTGGCCGGAAATTTCCAGATGAAGGGCGCCCTTGCCGTCGATGGCAGCGTCGCGGCGTCGGGGACCATCATCGACGCGGGCGGCAACAGCAATCACCACACCCACTGAACGGGGGCGCCCATGCAGGGTATGAACGCGGTGACCGGCGGACGGGCCGACGGCGTCCGTCATCTGCTGCAAAGCATCCGGGCCATCATCACCACCCCCATCGGAACCCGCATCCACCGCCGGGATTTCGGATCGCGGGTTCCCTTCCTGATCGACGCCCCGATCAACGCGGCGACGATCATCGAGATTTACGCGGGCGTCGCCGAAGCCCTGGACCGTTGGGAACCGCGTTTCGCCCTGTCGCGGATCATCCTGGAAAGTGCCGCCCCCGGACGGGTCGAAATGACCATCGAAGGGATCTACCGCCCGGAAAACCGCGACATCAGGATGGAAGGGATCATCGTATGACCTTCGACCTTCGCAACGTCCCGCCGCCGACAGTCATCGAACCGCTGGATTTCGAAACGATCCTTGCGGAGATGGTCGCCGACCTGAAGGCACGCGACCCCGCCTATGACGCCATCCTTGAAAGCGACCCGGCCATCATCGTCCTGGAAGTCGCGGCAGCCCGTGAACTGATCATCCGCCAACGGGTGAACGACGCCCTTCGGGCAACCCTGCTGGCCTTCGCGGCGGGAACCGATTTGGACAACGTCGCCGCCTTCTACGGGGTCGCCCGCCTGGACGGCGAAGACGACGGCGCCCTTCGGTCCCGGACCGTCGATCGCATCAAGGGATGGTCGTCGGCGGGCGGGACAGCGCATTACCGTTTCTTCGCCACGTCGGCGGACCCGCGGGTGAAGGACGCCGCCGTCGATTCCCCGGAAACCGGGCGGGTCCGCATCTCCGTGCTGTCCAAGGACGGCGACGGTGCGCCATCCCCGGACCTGCTGGCCGCGGTCCGCGCGGCGGTCACGAAGGATGATGTCCGCGTCCTGACCGACACGGTTGACGTCGTCGCCGCCACCGTCGTCCCGGTCACCATCCGGGCGTCGGTGTGGCTCTACCCCGATACGCCGCTGACCGTTTTCGACCGCCTTGGCGCCGATTTCCGCACCGCCTTCGCCGCCCGCGCGGGGCTTGGGTGGGATCTTGCCCGGTCCTGGATCATCCGGACGCTTCACGCCGACGGGGTCCAGCGGGTCGAGGTGGAGGCGCCGGCCGCCGACGTCCCGGTCGATGACACGTCGTCGGCCGCGATTGGGTCCCTGGAACTCACCCTGAAGGGACGGACATTCTAAATGACCGACCTGCTTCCGCCGTCGGCGACGAAGCTGGAACGCGATCTTTCGGACGCTTCCGACTTCCTGCGCCGGACCGCCGGGGCCGTCCCGGCGCTCCGGACAGCAAAGCGGACCGACATCCCGGCCAGCGTCGTCCCATGACTGATCGTCGAATACGGCCTGGGCGAACTTCTGCCCTACCTGACCGATCCCCGCCGGGCCATCGCCGAGGGTGTCCTGTGGCAACGCATCCGCGGCACGCCGGGCGCGCTGAAAACCGCCCTGTCCTGGATCGGCTTCACCGCCGACGTCGAGGAAGCCCGGTCGCCGGGGGCCGCCCGCTGGGCCGATTTCCAATTGGGTCTTGATGCGGCACCCGCCGACGTCGCCTTCGTTCAGCGCGCCGTCGAACTGGCGCGGCTGTCGGCGCCGGTCCGGTCCAAGCTGACCCGCATCCACGGCGGCTATGACCGCCGGAAGTTCGTTCTGTCCCGGTCGAAGCTTTCCGGCCCCGGCCTGCTGTCGGACTACTCGGGCACGATGCTTCGCCCGGATTGGCCGGTCCTGTCCTTCGGGCGCCTGTACGCCCGAACGGTGGATTGGGGGGTGCCCACCGCCGCCGGGCACCGGGACCGGGCGCACACGGTCCGGTCGTTCCACCCGACCCGCTTCGTCCTGGACGCCGGGCGTCTGGACGAGGGGCGGCACATCCGGTCCCCCGACGTCATGCACGGACGGAACTACACCCTGTCGAACCCCGGCGGTGACCTTGCCGTACCCGGTTCGCTGACCCCGTTCCGCCGGTTCGCGAAGGCCGCGGTCGTCCTGTCGGGCCGGTCGAAGCTTGGTCAGGTCAACACCGCTTTGCCGGTGACGGAACGGACCGCGGCGGGGCGGCCCTTCACCCTGTCCGGCGGGACCAAGCTGTCGGAAAACCGGCAGGGATGGCGCTTCACCCCGATCAACGAGCGCTTCGTCAGGGCGACGGCGGTCACCGCCGAGCTTCCGCAGGATCAGGCGGCAACCGGCGGCGTGGCCGAGCGGCTGACGGTGCTGTCCGTCCTTCCCGCGAAGCGCTGGCCGACCCTGTCGGCGAAATGGCCTGGGGTCCGCGCCGACGCGGTGATCCACGCCACCGCCCGCGTGATCGGCAGTACCGCGCAAGGGCAGTTCTGGACGTCGGCCAACTGGCGCAGCGGCGCCACCTGGACCGCAACCCGAGACATCACAGGAATCATCCATGTCCGTGACAACTAAGCCGGGCCGCGCCGCTTTGGCGGCAGCGATCAAGGACCGCCCGATTCACATGGTATGGGGGCGCGGCGAAGCGTGGTGGGACACGGCGCAGACCGTTCCCCGGACCTTCACCGACGACACGGTCAACGTCGGGCGGACGAAGATCGGCAGCGTCACCGTCTCCGCCGCCGACGGCGTCGGCACGTTCACCAGGGACGCCGACTATACGGTCAACCCGGCGGCCGGCGACGTGACCCGCATCGACGGCGGGGCAATCGCTCCCGGCGCGCCGGTTCTGATTACTTTCGTTGCGGCCCGTCCAACGCCGAGCGTCAACGCAACATCCCTGACCGCCGAAGTCGGACGGCGCGCCCTGACCGCCGTCCAGTTCTGCACCCCGGACCCGGCAGGGGCCATCATCGCCCCGTCAGGCCGGTTCACCCCGTCACCCACCCCGACGAACAACCTGCATTTCCGCTTCGTGTTCGACTTCGGCGACGCTGCGACGGAAACGATCCGCGAAGTTGGCGTCGTCATCGACAGCGTCATGCAAGCCGGTCTTCCGGCCGGGCAGATGTATTTCCAGCCGTCCGAGGTCGCCACGCCGGGGATTTTGCTGCTGGTGGAAAACGTGGCCCCGATCGTCCGGTCCGCCGCGACCCGCGAAACCTTCGAATTCGTCCACACCTTCTAAGGGTCACCGACCATGCCGATCGCTGATTATTATGACCGTTTCGACCCGGCGAAGGGCTATGACGACCTTCTCTTCCTGGCATCCAGGGGGCTTCAGGCAGCCGAACTGAACGACCTTCAGAAGATCATCGCCCATCGCCTGACCCGCATCGCCGACGTGCTGTTCCGGGAAGGGGACGTCGTGCGCGACGGCGCGTGCGTCGTCGATCCGGACACGGGTGCGGTCAAGATGGGGGCTGGTGCGGTCTATATCGCGGGTGCCGTCCGCGACGTCCCGGCGACAGCCTTCGCGATCCCGGTCAACCGGACCGTCAAGATCGGCGTCCGCATGACGGCGGCCTATGTGACGGAACTGGAAGATCCCGGCCTTCGCGACCCGGCACCGGGGACTGAGAATTTCGGCGAACCCGGTGCCGCCCGGACCAAGCGGGTCTGCGTATGGGGATGGGATGCCGATGGGGTGGCAGCGGCCTTCTACCCAACGCACACCATCGAAAACGGCGTCCTGGTGGACAACACGCCGCCGCCGCAACTGGATGCCGTGACCGCCGCCCTGGCGCTTTACGACCGGGAATCGAACGGGAACTATGTGGTATCCGGCTTCATGCTGTCGGCGCTGGGGCTGGACGGCGGCGATCAGGTCTTCGTCCTGACCGAAGGGACGGCGAACGTAGACGGCTTCAAGACGTCGCGGGCCACGTCCACCCGCCTTCGCTACGCCGAAGACCCAGACCTGTCCGCCGTCACGTCCGAGCCGAAGACCTTCGCCGACCAGGGCGGCGGCGCCATGCGGGTCACCGTGAACCATGCGCCGCTGTCCGCCGTGACGAACGTCGTCGTCACCAAGGAACGGATCGTCGCCGTGAACCGCGGCGGCTTTACCGGCGGGGCCGACGCCTTGCCGGACACGTCGGTCCTGTCGATCGTGGCCGTGAACCAGGGCGGAACCTGGAACGGGTCGGCGTTCGTCGGCGGAACCACCTATGCGGCGAACACGTCCTACACCCTGACCGCGGACAAGGTCGATTGGGCGCCGGGCGGCCCGGAACCGGGTATCGGCACCGAATACAAGGTCGTCTATCGCTACCTGACGGCCGTCACGCCCACCGCCGTGGACGCCACCGGCTTCACCGTGACCGGGGCGGTTCCGGGAACGCTGGTCCTGACGGACTATCGGTGGAAGCTTCCCCGCGTCGATAGCATCGCCATCAACCGGGACGGTCAGGTCGTCCGCATCAAGGGGCTGTCCCGCCCCTATGCGGTGCAGGCGCCGGGGGTTCCGGCGAACCTGCTGGAAGTGGCGGTCATCGAACACAAATGGGGGCAGACGCCCACCGTGAAGAACACGGGCGTCAAGGTGATCCCCATGCACGAGTTGGCCGAGATGCGGAACCAGATCGGCAGCCTGTTCGACCTGTTCGCCATCCAGCAGCTTCAGACGGACATTTCCATCCGCGAACCGGCGTCGAAGAAAGGGGTCTTCGCCGACGCCTTCCGCAACGAAAACCAGCGTGATCCCGGCATCGTCCAGGACGCCGCCATCGTCAACGGACAGCTTGTCCTTCCGATCGATGCGAGCGTCAACGAAGCCGGGGATGGGGCGACCCGCTGGGCCTTGGCCTATACCCTGGAACCCATCGTCGAACAGACGCTTCATTCGGGGTCCATGAAGGTCAATCCCTATATGGCGTTCGCCCCGATGCCGGCGCGCGTGACCCTGACCCCGCCCGTCGATTTCTGGACGGAGGTCATTTCGACCACGTCGGAGACGACGCAACGGTTCCAATCCGGCCATTTCGTTCCCGGCGTGTCCCGCGTGGTCAGCGAAACCATCGTCGGGACGTCCGTCGAAATCATCAACCGCGGCTCGGCCGAAATACCGAACCTGCGCCAGCGCGACATCGAATTCCGCGCCGAAGGTTTCGATCCCGGCGAAGTCCTGGCCGAACTGACCTTTGACGGGATCACCGTCACGGCAGCCGCGTAACCCTGGAGTCCCCACATGGCTGTTCCTGTTGCGAATGCGTCCGGCGTGATCGCCGGGCGCTTCACCATCCCGGCCGGCGTCCCGGCGGGGGCAAAGCGCGTCACGGTCCGGGGGGTGAACGGCTCCTTCGGCGACGCCACCTTCACCGGCCGCGGTATCATCACGACGGAGGAACGCCGGATCGTCCGCCGGATCGACGAATACCACGTCGATCCGCTGGCCCAGACGGTCACGCTGGCCGAAGGCCGCTTGATCGGCGGTGTGGACCTGAAATTCACCGCGAAGGGCGGCAACTCCCCCGTGATCGTCCAGATCCGTTCGACGCAGGTCGGCTTTCCCACGGCGAAAGTGCTGGCCGAAGGCATCATCCCGGCGGCGGCGATCAGGACCAACGGCGACTGGACCCGCGCCGAATGGCCGCTGCTGTGGGTGGAGGGGGGCCGCGAAGTGGCGATCGTCTGCCTGACCGACGACCCGGACCACGCCCTTGCGGTCGCCCAACTCGGCAAATACGACCAGAACAACGTCGCCATCACGGGCCAGCCGTATCAGGTCGGCGTTCTGCTGTCGTCGTCCAATGCGTCCACCTGGACCCCGCACCAGGACAAGGATCTTGCCTTCCGGCTGCTGGCAGCAAAGTTCACCGAAACCCGCCGGACGGTCCCGCTGGGGTCCATCGCCTTCGATCAGGTGTCCGATATCATCGCTCTTGCCGGCGTCGAACGCCCGGCGGCGGACACCGACGTCACGCTGATCCTGACCGACCCGTCGGGCAAGGCGATTGAGGTCGCCGACGGTCAGGTCGTGTCACTGGATGCCCGCCTGTCGGGGACCGTGACCGTATCCGCCGTTCTGAAGGGATCGGAAAAGCGGTCGCCGCTGCTGTTCCCCGGCGTTCAGGCGATCTTGGGCACGCTCAAGGACAGCGCGGTTTACGTGTCCCGCCAAATCGCCGCCGGGACCAACGTCAAGGCGGCGGTGACCTTCGAAGCCTTCGTTCCGGGAACCTCGTCCGTGACCGTCCATGTGCAGGACGGTTCCGGCAACTGGCAGCCGTTGACCCTCGCATCCTCAATCCAAGTGGGCGACGGGTGGGAGGAACGGACCTTCACCCTGGCGACCTTCACCGCGGCATACACCCGCGTCAAGCTGACCCTGTCCGGGTCGGCCCTGAACCGCCCGCGCGTCCGCAAGCTGCGCGCGGTCATCACCTGATGGGAGGCGACATGTCGGACCCTGTCCCTGAACACGACGACCGGACCGGAAGGGGCTATCCCCTCCCCCACCGGGAAAACACACTGAACGTTGACGCCGACCGTCTTCGCGATGCCGTCACCAAGATCGACGCCGACATTACCGCCGTAGAGGTCGGCCTTGCCAGCATAGACGCTGTGGTGACAGGGCTGGGCGACCGAGTTACCGCCGTGGCCGCGAGCCTCGCGCAGGTCAAGCAGCCCGCCGAGATCGCGGGGATACCTCCCGTGATCGACCTGCCCTGTGACGGGCCTGACTGCCTGCCCAGCGGCGTTGTGCAGGGTGGCAGCGGCAAGTGGGTGACCCGCCCCTCCGGCCTGCTGACCTGGGCGCCCGCGGGCACGCCTCCCATCGACTATGATCCGGTGACGGGGACATGGCATGGGCTGCTGGCCGAGGAGATGCGCACCAACCTGCTGTTGTGGTCCAGTGGATTTGGGGCCGCTTGGTCGAAATTTGGCGCCGTGACGGTGACAGGTGACGCGGTGGCGGCGCCTGATGGCACGCTGACGGCGGACAAGATAGGATTCGGCGCGGGTACGGCTGGTTTCTATCAGAATGTTACGGTGACCAGCGGAGTTACTGTCACAGGAAGTATCTGGCTGCGGGCCGACACTCCCACAACAGTCTCCCTTATTTCCAACGATACCCCGTCTACTGGCGTTGTTTCCAAGGCGTGCGGCCTCACCACGACGTGGCGGCGGTTTGATGTGAGCCGGTCAACACCGAATACGACAGTAAACTTGCAGGTCAGCGGTCCGGGAACCGCGGTGGTGATTTACGCCTGGGGTGCACAGCTAGAAGTCGGCAGTTCCCCGACCAGCTATATTCCCACCGCCTCCTCCGCCGTTACTCGTGCCGCTGACCTGAACGTGCTGTCGCTGTCCCGTGTAGACGGGTGGAATGCAACGGAAGGCACGTTGCTTTTGGACTTCATTCCCGGCGCCCGCAACAACAATTGGAACAGAGCGGTGGGGCTGGACGACGGCACAGGCAATAACGTCATACACATTGTTAACCGCGGCAACACAGCATCTCTGTACGCCGCTGTTATAGCGGATGGGGCAGCTGTCGCAGATTTCCAGGCATTCCGGGGACCGGACGTTCTGTTTGCCTTGCAAAGAGTGGCTATCGCCTGGGCAGCCAATGATTTCGGGTTTTCTGTTAACGGCGGAAACACAGTGACGGATTTGTCCGGGGCAGTCCCCCTGGTAACGCGCATTACTTTTGGGACCAGCAGCGTTACCCGTGCAAACGGCTGGCTCCGACGCGTCACCGTGTTCCCGCGCCGCTTGCCCAACCCCACCCTCCCTCTCCTGACCGCTCTGTGAGGCCCCTATGCCCCAGCAGACCCTACGCCTGCGCGTCGGCACCGAGGCCGACCTGATCGCGGCCCTGCCGATGCTCCGTGCGACCGACGACGCCGGCAATCCGTGCTGGCTGACCGCCGGCCCGGTATGCGACGTGGATCCCATCGGCCCCCTGACGCTGACAGCCCCCGAAGTCGATCCCGAGACGGGCGAGGTGCTGACGCCCGCCATCGTGGGCGAGCGCTTCCACGCCAACATCCGCGGACCACGAGCGGGCGCCGACCCCGCCGCATGGGCTGCTGTCGTCCAAGCCGCAGCCCCCTACACCCTGACCGTCGCCAACCCCCGCCAGAGGTTCGCACCATGACCTATCCTCTTGCATCCCGCGCCGTCACCGGCCTCATGTCCGCTGGCGACAAGGAGCGCCTGGACGGACTCGTCCTCTGGGCCGGCACAGCCGGCGGCACGGCCAACGCCCTCACCGTGACGACCGGAGCCGGTCTGACCGCGCTGCGCCGGGATATGGTCATCGGCTTGCGGGCGACGGCTGCCAACACCGGCGCGACAACCCTTACGGTTGATGGCCTTACCGCTGAGGTGCGCCGGGATGGTGTCGCCTTGGCCGGCGGAGAATTCCAGCCGAATATGGACGCCCGCGTCCAGTACGACGGCACGTGCTGGCGGTTCATGGGGAGCGGACTGACAATCAAAAGCAGCGGTGTCCATATTGGTGGCGGGGTGACATCTCTTGATTTTGTATTGGGGACCGGGTCTGTTTCGGTGTCTGGGGCGCTCGCCACCATCACTATCAATCTACCGCCCTGGCGTTACTTGCGGGTCGAGGCGCTGACGCCCTCGCATTTGCCAAGGCCGCCCGGCTCGACCTACTTTAACGACTACAGAGGGGTCGGCGTTTACCTGACAAGCAATGCCACGGGGACTAATTGGGCATTGGGCAAGACGGCGACCGCGAGCGCAACTGCGCCGGAATATGGGGCCAATGACGTGCTGGACGGCAACCCCACGACCCGGTGGGCCAATCCTCTGGGCGATACCTCACCGCCCTGGCTGCAGATCGACTTCGGGGCTTCTGGCCTGCCCCAAGCCCCCGGCTCGGTTACAATCTATCCAGCGGACAGCGTGACTGCTGCCTACATCGCGACCCAACTTCGGCTTGGGCTATCACGCGATTCGATCGGCTGGGTATGGACCCCTGCCTATGCAACTGCGTCAACGCCGGGTGTAACGCAAGTCTTTAACAACCTGACGTTTTCATAACCGGGGCGCCACATGCAGAAATCCATCCTGATCCCAGGGCATGATCCCTTGACCCACGCCGTTACCGATGAGGTGACCGAGACAGCGGTCAACGGAGAGCCGTGGCCCGCCTACGTGCTGCGCGAGTTGGCCCATGACGAGCGCCTTGCCGCCATCCGCGACGCCCGCAGGGTGGCCTATCCGCCAGTGGGTGACCAACTCGACGCGCTGGCGCGGTGCGTGCAGGCGCTGGCTGATGCCGGCGCACCACTCCCACCGGAGACTGCGCGGTGGCTGGACGACGTGGCGGCGGTCAAGGCGGCCTACCCCAAGCCGCCAGAACCGGAATGACATGCGTCAAACCATCTGGCGCTTTCTGTCAAACCATCTGGCGCGCTACATGGCCATCGACCCGGCGGCGGACTGGCCGTCGTAACGCCGCCATCAACAGCCCGCTAACCCGCCCGGCCAGCGCGCCGGGCTTTTTCATGCCTGCATGAAAGGGACACCCCCTTATGTCCGAATTGTTCCTTCACGGCGTCGAGGTTGTGGAAATCACGTCCGGTGCCCGTCCGATCCGGACCGTCCGGTCATCGACGATCGGCCTGATCGGCACCGCCCCGGACGCCGACCCGGCGAAGTTCCCCCTGAACACGCCGGTCCTGATCGCCGGCAAGCGGATCGACGCCGCCGGGCTGGGCGCCACCGGCACCCTTCCGGGCGCGGTCGATGCGATCTTCGATCAGGCAGGCGCCGTGATCGCCCTGATCCGCGTCGCGGCGGGGTCAGGCGACAACGCCGAAGCCGAAACCCTGGCGAACATCATCGGCGGCGTGAACGAAACGACCGGCGCCTATGAGGGCGTCCAGGCGTTCGCCGCCGCGGAATCCGTCTTGGGCTTCGCCCCGAAGATCCTGATCGCCCCCGGCTTCACGTCGAAGCGTGCGTCCGGCGCCGTGACCGCGGTCACCATGACCGCCCACGGCAGCGGCTACACCTCCGCCCCGGCCGTGACGATCAGCGGCGGCGGCGGCGAAGGGGCCGAAGCCGCCGCGGTGGTGACCGGCGGCAAGGTGACGGCCATCACCATCACGAAGAACGGCGACGGCTACACGTCGGCCCCGACGCTTACCCTGACGGGCGGCGGCGGCACGGGTGCGGCGGCCACCGCCGTCACCGGCCCCTACCGGAACCCGGTCGTCGCGGAAATGCTGGGCATCGCCGAACGGCTTCGCGCGGTCGTCATCGCCGACGGTCCGGGAACCACCGACGCCGACGCCATCGCCTACCGCGGGGATTGGGGGTCCGACCGCGTCTATGTGATCGACCCGCCCGCCCTGGTCATGGACGCCGGGTCCGGTGCCATGGTCCCGGCGCCCATGTCGCCCCGCGTTGCCGGCCTGATCGCCCGCACCGACCAGGACCGCGGTTTCTGGTGGTCGCCGTCGAACCAGGAAATCTATGGAATCGTCGGCACCTCCCGCCCGGTCGATTTCAGCCTTGGCGACTACAACAGCCGCGCCAACCTGCTGAACGAAAAGGAGGTGGCGACGGTCATCCGTCAGGACGGGTTCCGCCTGTGGGGGAACCGGACGACGTCGTCCGATCCCAAGTTCGCCTTCCTGTGCGTCCGCCGCACCGCGGACATGATCAACGAATCACTGCTGAAGGCGCACCTGTGGGCGGTCGATCGCTGCATCACCAAGACATACGTCGAAGACGTGATCGAAAGTGTGCGCGGCTATCTCAACCGCCTGAAGGCACAGGGCGCCATTCTCGGCGGCGACATCTGGGCCGACCCCGAACTGAACACCCCGACGTCGATCCAGGATGGGCGGATCTACTTCGATTTCGACTTCACGCCCCCCTATCCGGCGGAACGGGTCGTTTTCCGGTCGCATCTGGTCAACACCTACATTTCCGATATCTTCGCGAAGTAAAGGCGGCGAGCAATGGCAATTCCGCGCGTTCTGAAGAACTTCAATCTGTTCGTCGATGGCCGGGGCTATGCCGGCCTTGTGAGCGAACTGGAACTTCCCGAACTGTCGATCCAGGAAGAAGAATACCGGGGCGGCGGCATGGACGTCCCCGTCAAGCTGGACATGGGCCAAGAGGCCATGGAAGCGACGTTCAAGCTGGCCGACCCGGATGAAAACGCCCTTCGCCTCTGGGGGCTGGCCGACGGCGGCGCCGTCCAGTTCACGGCCCGCGGCGCCCTTCAGCGGGACGGCGAAGCCGTGGTCCCGATCGTGGTCAACCTCCGCGGCTCGATCCCCAAGCTTGCCATGGGATCATGGAAGGCCGGCGACCCCAGCGAAACCGACTTCACCATGTCGGTCCGGTACTACCGCTACAATCAAGGCGGCGAAGACCTGATCGAAATCGACGCCGTCAACATGATCCGCAAGGTCGGCGGCGTCGATCAGCTTCAGGGCATCCGTCAGGCGATCGGCGTCTGACCGGCCCCCTTCAGCACCACCCCATCAACGAAGCCAAGGGAACGGCCCGGCCCGCGGGACGGTGCCCTCTTGCGCCCGACAAGAAAGACGACACCATGTCGAAAGATATGCGTCCGCACGCGGACATCACGCTCGATTTCCCGATCATGGTCGATGGCGTCGAAGTGAAGGCGCTGCGTATGCGCCGGCCCAAGGCGCGCGACGAACTGAAGTTCATGGAATCCAAGGGGTCCGAGGGGCGCCGGTCGCTCGAAATGTTCGCCGACCTGTGCGAAATGCCCCTGAACACCATCCTGGATATCGACGCCGCCGACTTGGCGAAGATGGCCGAACAGTTGGGAAAGTTCAAAGGGCAGGAAACGCCGACGACCTGAGACGGTCGATCGTCGTCCTGTCCAAACTGACCGGCTGGACCCTGTCCGACATCCTGGACCTGACCGCCGACGACATCGCGGAATGGACCCGCGCCGCGGCCGACGTCCAAAAACAAATCAACAAGGCGACGTCCCGCTGACGCGGGGCGCCGTCCGGAGGGTATCTTATGGCGAATGGCGCCGGACCGTCCGTGCTGGTCACCATCGGCGGCAAGGTGGCGTCGTCGCTGGGGACGGCGATCAGCCAAGTGAAGAATCAGGTCGGCAGTCTGGAACGGTCGATCCGTATTCAGACCAGGGCGAATGAACAGAACCGCGCCGCTTTGCGCGGCCAGATGGTCGATGCCTTCGCCCTGGGGGCCAGCCTGAACGCCCTGGTCAAGCCGGCCATCGAATTCGAATCTGCCATGGCCGACGTCCGCAAGGTCGTCGAGTTCAAGGACGGGGCCGCCGGTCTTCAGGCGATGGGAAAGTCGATCAAGGAACTGTCCCGCGAAATCCCCATCAGTCAGGCGGGCCTTGCGGCCATCGTCGCAGCGGGCGGGCGCATGGGCATCGCGGAAGACGACCTTCTGTCCTACACTCGGACGGTCGCCAAGATGTCCACCGCCTGGGAAATGCCGCCCGAAATCGCCGGCGAATCCATGGGCAAGATCGCCAACATCATGGGCCTGTCGATCAATCAGATCGAACGGGTCAGCGACGCCATCAACAGCCTGGACGACAGTTCCACCGCCAAGGCATCGGAAATCGTCGATGTTCTGAAGCGGACCGGGGGTGTGGCGAAGCAATTCGGCCTGACCACCCAGCAAGCCGCCGCCCTTTCGACGGCCATGCTGGACCTGGGATCGTCCCCGGAAGTCGCGGCCACCGGCATCAACGCCCTGCTGAACAAGATGCAGTCGGCCCCGGCGCAGTCCAAGAAATTCCAGGAAGCGTTGGGCAAGCTGGGATGGACCGCCAAGGGGATGCAGAAGGCGATTGCGAAGGACGCCCAAGGCACCCTGAACAAATTTCTGGAACAGCTATCGACACTGGACAAGATCCCGCAGGCAGACATCCTTGCGGAACTGTTCGGCGCCGAATACTCCGACGACATGGCGAAGCTTGTCGGGGGGATGGATAAATACAAGCAACACCTGAAGCTCGTTTCAACTGAGGCCAATTACGCCGGGTCCATGCAGAAGGAATTCGCCATCCGGACGGAAACGGCGAAAAACCAGCTTGAAATCGCATCGAACCTGACCCGCGAAATGGCGATCAACACCGGGTCGGCCCTGCTGCCGGGGATCGTATCGGTCCTGAAGGCCATGGGTCCCTATGTGACCAGCTTGGCCGAATTCGCCGAACGGCACCCCATGGTCATCAAGGGCGTCGTCGGCACGGCGGTGGCGCTGGCCGGGCTGAAGATCGCCGTCATCGGAACCGGCTACGCCTGGACCTTCGTGAAGGGGGCGGCCCTGACGACGTCGTCGGTCCTGGTCAAATCGGCGGGCGTGGCGGCAACCGCAACGCGGCTGGCCTTCCTCCCCCTCACGGGGCTGGGGTCGCTGGTCTACCGGGCGGCGGTTCAGGCGCGCATCGGGCTGGAGCTCCTTCAGTCCGGCTCGATCACCACCGGGCAGTTCCTGACCGGCATGTTCACCGGCCTTGGGCGCGGCTTCCTCAACCTCGGTGCCATGTTCCGCATGGGGTCGATCATCATCCGGGCCGCCCTGATTTCAACCGGCATCGGCGCCATCATGGTCGGGGTTGGGATGGCCGTCGCGTGGGTCATGAACAACACCGAAAACCTGACGATCGCGTGGGAGGCGTTCAAGGGTGCCTTCGACCGGGCAATCGCCCCGGTCCGCCCGGCGGTCGATGCCATCGCCGGGCCGTTGTCGGACCTGTGGGACTGGATCACCACTCTGGTCGGGCCGGTCGATGGGCTGGGCGGCGGCTTCGCCGCCTTCGGCATCAAGGCGGGGAACGCCGTCGGCGGCTTGGTCGTTGCCATCGTCAACTTTGTCAGCAACGTCGGCTCTTGGTTCTCAACAGCGTGGAACAGCGTCAAGGAAGCGACCACTTCCGGCTGGTCATCGATCCGCGACACGGTCGGGGCGGCAATCGACAACGTGATCGGGCGGTTCATCGCCGTCACCACCGCGTTCGACCAGGGCGTTATTCAAGGCATCATCGCCCTGTTCCAGAATTTCAGCCCCGTTGCCCTGGTCGCCGAAGGGATCAACGCCGTCGTGGCCTACCTGACCGGGATCGACCTGTCGGCGTCCGGCGCGGCGATCATCGACACCATCGTCCAGGGGGTGAAGGCGAAAGCGTCGGCCCTGGTGGATGCGGTCAAGGAAACGCTGGCGTCGGTCCGGGAATACCTCCCCTTCAGCGACGCCAAGCGCGGCCCCCTCTCGACCCTGACCTATTCCGGCAAGGCGCTGGTCGGAACCATCGGCGAAGGCGTCCAGATGGCCGGCGCGCCGGCCCTGTCCGGGCCGCTGGCGGCGGCGTTCGGCGGTGCCCTGGCAACCCTGTCCAGCGGGGCGGCGAACGCATCCGCCACCATGCCCGCGGTTGCCGGCGTGGTGGCGACGGACGTCCTGGCCGGCGCCACGTCGGCGGGAACGGCGGCCATCGCCGGGGCGTCCCCCGCCCGCGGCGTCAGCGTGTCGGCGCCGATCACCATCACCGTCAACGGCAACGCCGACCCGGCGGCCATCGCCGATCAGGTCCGCGACGCCCTGGAACGGCTGATCGGCGACGCGGAGTCCGCCCGCCGGTCGGCCCTTCACGACTGACGTCCCTGTTCACAGGAAAGGAGGATCACCCATGGCCGGCGTCATGATGGCGTTGGGCGACTACCGCTTCAGCCTGGACACCGCGGCTTACGACACGCTGAACCGCGAATCCGAATACCGCTGGCCGCTTCAGGAACGCCTGACCGTCCAGCCGGCGGCGCAGTTCCTGGGGCCGGGTGCGGAAAAGATCAGCCTGTCCGGCTCCATCTTCCCCCACTTCCGCGGCGGGCTTGGGCAACTCGACCGCATGAGGGCAGAGGCCGAAAAGGGCGAATCCCTGCTGCTGACCGACGGGCGGGGCCGGGTCTGGGGCCGGTACGGGGTCACCAAGATCGCCGAAACGCAAAGCGTCTTCTTCGACGACGGCACGCCCCGGCGGATCGACTTCAGCATCGACCTTGTCCGCTACCACGAAGACCAGGGCGACGCCGCATCCCCGGTCAAGGTCCAGCCCGAAACCGCGGCCCCGAAGGTGGGGGCGAAGCCGGCGTCGAAGACCGTCCCCGCCCCCGCCAAGAAGCCCGTATCCCCCGGCGCCGGGCTGCCGAAACCGAACGAGGTCAACCCGTCCACCGGCGCCCCCTACACCCCTGCCCAGAAGGCGGCGTTCGGACCGGGGAGGTCGATTTGATCATCTACCAGACCCGTCAGGGCGACACCGTCGATTACATCGCCTGGAAGCATTACGGCCGCACACAGGAAACGGTCGAATCCATCTTCCGCGCCAACCCCGAACTTGCGGACCAAGGGCCGGTCCTTCCGCCCGGCCTGCTGGTCTTCCTGCCGGACAACCCGGAACCGGACCGTCAGCGCGTCATCCGCCTGTGGGACTGAACCATGAAACCCGATTTCCGAATTGAGATCGGCGGGATCGACCGGACCGACGTGGTCCGCACCCGCCTTCTGGACGCCAAGGTCACGGACGAAGCCGGACAGATGTCCGACCGCCTGGAACTGAACTTCGACGACCGCGACGCCGCCATCCCCATCCCGCCGAAGGACGCGGACATCCGCCTGTGGCTGGGGTACGCCGATCATCCCACCCTTCGCCCGGTCTACATGGGGTCGTTCAAGGTCGATGAAGCCGAGGTCGGCAGCGGTCCCCGCTCGCTGGCGATCCGGGCCAAGGCCGCGGACCTGGGCGGCGGTTTCCGGTCGCCCAAGTTCCGGTCGTGGGACGGGAAGACGATCGGCGACATCGTCGGGCAGGTCGCCGCCGACAACGGCTATACGCCCCTGATCGACCCCGAGCTATCGGCCATCGTCGTCCCCCACATCGACCAGACGGAAGAGTCCGACGCGGCCTTCCTGACCCGCCTTGCCGGGAACCATGACGCCGTCGCCAAACCCGCCGACGGGAAGCTGATCTTCACCAAGCGGCACGGCGACACCCGCCCCGGCGGCGGGGCGATCCCGACCGTCGCCCTGACCCCGAAGGACTTCACGTCCTGGAAGGCGAAGATCAGCGAGCGCGGCAATCACGGGAAGGTCACGTCCTATTACCAGGACCACGCGACCGGCGAACGGGCCGCCGTGACCGTGGGCGACGGCGGTGACGATGTTTCCCCCTACCTGGACCGCGACCCCTACGGGACGCGGGAAGAAGCGGAGGCCGGCGCCAAGGCGAAGCTGAACGACTTCGGGCGCGGGAAGCTGTCCTTCAACGGATCGGGGCCGGGGCGCCCGGACCTGTTCGCCGAAGCCCGCATCGTGCTTTCCGGCTTCCGACCGGGCGTGGATGGGTCATACGCCCTGAAATCCGTCGAACATTCCTTCAGCAACAGCGGCTTTACGACCAGCGTCACCGCCGAGACGACGGCGTAAAGCCCCGGCCAGAGAGGTCAATTTCATGCAAGACACAGTGCAGGGGGCGGGCGGGATTGTCGAAAACCTGATCCCGACCATCCTTGACGGCGGGCACAAGGGGACCATCGCCGTCCTTCTCGTCGTTCTTCTGGCAGCCTACTTCACCGCGAAGAAGGCCGCCGCCCTGGTCTGGGGGCAGGTCATCGCCCCGCACCTGCCCCAGAACGCCCGCCCGCCCGACCCGTCCGCCGCCGTGGTGGCCGAGATCCGCGCCCTGGACGCCAAGGTCGCGGACGCCCTGCGCCAGCACGCCGAGGCAAGTTCCGAGGGCCGGCGCCGGCTGTACGAGCGGATCGACGCCATGGATCAGCAGAACGACCAGCGGTTCGGCCGGATCGAACAGCGGATCGACGACGGTGTGAAGACCTACGCCACCCGCGCCGAGGTCGAAGCCCAGATCAAGCCGCTTCAGACCGTGTGCGAACACGCCATCGACGAAGCCGGCCGGCTGGTGTCCGAGTTGCGCCGGATGGTCGGCTTCACCCTGACCCGCGGGGGGACCGACGCCGCCCCGGACTGACCCGGCGTCACCAAGCACCGCAACCCACCAACCACCAGGGCCGCCACCGCGCGGCCCTTTTTCATTGAGGGAGAGCACCCGTGAACCTGGACCAACTGAAGGCCGACCTGATTCGCGACGAAGACCTGAAGCTTCGCGCCTACACCTGCACCGCCGGGAAGACGACGGTCGGTGTTGGCCGCAACCTGGACGACGTCGGCATCAGCCGCGACGAAGCCCTGTACCTTCTGGACAACGACATCCGGCGCGTGACCGCGGATCTTAACCGGGAATTCCCCTGGTGGCGCCGGCTGTCCGAACCCCGTCAGCGGGCGGTGGCGAACATGTGCTTCAACATGGGCATCAACCGGCTGAAGGGCTTCCGCAAGATGCTCGCCGCCCTTCAGGCGGGCGACTATGGCCGGGCGGCAGCCGAAGCGACAGACAGCGCGTGGTTCCGTCAGGTCGGCGTCCGCGGCCCGCGCGTCGTGGCGCTGATCCGGAACGGGTAACGCCTGCATTCCTGTACCACACCCCACCAAGCCGCCGGCATCCCGCCCGCGGCTCTTTTCATGCCCATAGGAGGGGCAATCACAATGAACCTGAACATCATCGCCCGCGGCGGAATGCTGGCACGCCACAAGGGGAAGCTGGTCGTCGGCGTGGCGGTCGTTGCCGCCTTGGCCGACTACCTGACCGGAACGACCGACCTGTCGGGCTTCCTGGGGCGGCTGATCCCTGCTCTGGTTGGCGGCATGTAGGGTATAGTTGAGAATTAATTTTATTAACCAAATAAAGGAGCGGCCCCGCTCATAGCTGCTCCTTTATTCAGAAACAATACCACCTTCAGAGGAGGCATCAGAGAAGAAATTTTCCTGGATCGGCAATAAAAATCCGATCAAAAAAATAGAAAAATTTCCTTTAAATAATTCTATCGGTTAAATGCTTTATTTCATCAATAGTCAGCGCATAATTCGATGAAGGTAAATTGATTTTATCACCGTCCGGCATAACATAAGAGGCTTTTTTAGTAAGTGACAGTATAGGTATACCAAGAGAAGCTGATACTTTCCCGGAAGTATGAAAATCTTTGACATTTGATACGTACCTTATAACGAAATCTCTTTCACTTTCTGCAAAACTTCCATCATCATAGAATAATTCTGGAAAATCATTGTATTGTTGATAGGCATATTGAATAATGTCATTTCTTATAGCATCATAAGCCATCGCCACGCCGCGATTTGCCGTATAATTATTAAAGATTATCTCATAAATTTTTGGGAGAGAAACGTTAAATTGCCTTACTTGGCTATAGAAAGTTACTATATCTTCTGCATATTTTTTGTTTGATTCCGATGGATGCTTACCATAAAGAAGCATAAAAATACCTTTTATACCCTCAAGAGAGCTATAATCAGCCATAACAGGTAATATCAAATGATCAGAAGACACTAAAGCCATTTGAGTATATATAGAAAAGCTTGGATTGCAATCTATAAATACAGTCATTTCTGTATATCTCTTAGGGTCTTGCTCCAATTCAAAATGACATAGCTTACGAATTGCAACCATATGATCACGCCAAGCATTTTTATTTACAGGATTCAGAACAGCATAGTTCAAACCCAAAGATAAGGACTCAAGAAATGAATCGCCAGCAATAAGATATAAATTATCGCTAATGTTCTCATTATACTGAGAAATTTGTATTCCATAAGTACTTCTTGGTTTTGTTGTAAAACTTGAATTTCCTTTTAAAACCCAATCAATAAATCCAACAATATTTTTTCTTCCAGACGTTTTTTGAATTTTTTGATTTACGTTATACCCAGCTTCTCCCCCACCAAGGAAAAATTGAGACGAATTTGCCTGAGGGCACATATCAATTACTAATATTTTTTTATTTTGATGCTTTTTTGCATAATTAGAAGCCAAATTCGTGCATAACGTAGTTTTCCCAACACCGCCTTTGTTATTGTAAAAGCAATATATATTTACAGACATTCTATATTTCCATGTGTTGTATTTAGGAATCAGGAATATTTTGGAGAATTTAGGTTGCTAATTATTGTGACATAACATTTTTCCCTGATTAAGAAAAGATGAGTGTCAAAAAAACCTTGCCTCTAGCGCTCCCTCCCACAGATGCGACAATATATATTTTTAATGGGGAGAATGTAAGACACATTTTCCCGTATATGGCGAAATGGAAAATAATGGCGCTTTGTCATATTACGCTTGCCCCCATAAAGTTACCTCCATAGGGTTAAGCTGCCCTTGACAGAGCGACATGAAAACCGTAGGGCTTGGGACGGAGCTAACAACTCCTGTTCAGAAGCGGCTGTCGCCCGTCACACGACTTTCACGTCCGGATTCTATCCGTGCGGTCCCTATGGCGGGGGTGCGAGGAATATAAGACCCGAAAGGGGAATAACTCCGCCCGACTTCTGACGGGTTGTTAGCCCCCGCTGCCAGGGGCGGTCTAACAAGCTTCCCTTGGTGACGGCAATACAATGCCGCTCAGAAGGGGCTTGATATGACCGTTCCGACTGCCGACACCCAAGCTGTGTCCGCATTAACCATTTCCGACATCAACACCACCATCAATCATGAGCCGCGCATTCGCGACCTTCGGCTTGCCGAAGCTCTTGGCTTCGCGCGCCAAGCTGATATTCGACCGCTGATCGAAAGGCACCGTATAGCCCTTGAACGGTTTGGGGAGGTTTTCCGCACCGTGCGGAAAACCTCTCCCAAGGGCGGCCGCCCTGCCCGTGAAAACTGGCTGAACAAGCGCCAAGCCCTTTTTCTCTGCACCAAATCCGAAACCGACCGGGCAACGGAAATCACGATCCGGATCGTCGAGGTCTTCGACGAAGTGACGTCCACAGCAGCGGGCCAGACACCCCCGCCGACGCATATCGTCCCGGTCCGCCAGCACGAACGCCGCATCTCTGCCCGCCATACCGATACCGTCCGGCTGGCCGACGTGGCAGCACGGCTGGAAGCAGCCGCCACCACCTTCCGCCCCTTCCCTCTTGAAAACGGGATGGGCGCCATGGTCCTGGACGGCGAAGTCGTGATCTTCGACGCGAACGACGTCGGCTTGGGCGGGGACATGACCGAAGTGGTCATGGTCGGCGTTGACGGCGGCGTCGCCGCGCGCCGGCTGGTGCCTCTGGACCACGGCGACATGCTTCGCCGTGGGCGCGTCTGGACCGACATGGACGACCGCCGTCAGGTCGCGGCCTTGGGCCGGGTGGTCGAACGCCGGCCGCTGCCGGGCGGCACCCTGAAGCACCAGGACATCCCAACCATCGGGGTTCACCGGGGCCTGTCCCTGCTGGTGGGCTGAACGCAACGGGCGCCCCTTGTACGGGGGCGCCCTTCCCTCTTTGCCCATGGAGACGGTCAGGCGACCTGCGTCTTGGCCGGGAGCGGCGGCGGGTCCGCCTGCATCGCGGTTGCCCGCCGTTCCAGCCACGCGCCGACGTCGTCGGGAATGCTGTACTGCCCAGCGGCCCAGCGCCGAATCTGCCGGGGATCACGGTGGATCATCTCGGCGAACCCCCGTTGGGACCAGCCGAGGATATCCAGGCATTCACGGAAGCGGTCCGGGGTCATGGGGGTCAAAAGACCCCCATCCTTTGGAGTGCTGTCACGATCGCAAGAACCAGCCCGGTTGCCGCGCCGACGGTCGCCATGGCGAGCGCCCACGGGGCAAGGCCATGGTCGCGCCGCAGCTTGTCGGCTTCCGCCGCAAGCTTCTGCTGTTCGACCAAGAGTTTATGCTGTTCCGCGACCAGCTTCAGGGTTTCTTCCAGAAGCTTCCCGGCTTCGGCTTGGGTGCGGTCGATCCGCGCAAGGGCTTCCCTTATGTTCAGGTTGCCGGTAGTGGTATCGGTCATGAAATATTCTGCCCGATCATTTAGCAATCGCCAGCACATGCCATGCGCGAAAATACGCTCAAACTGTAGCGGAACAGGTGCGCGTCTGCTAGAAATGCGAAAGGCCAGCGCTTGCGCACCGGCCTTTCACGTTCTTTGTCCGTGAGGATTATGCCCGGCGCTGATCCACGGAGGGGGCGCTTTAGATAGGCAGGGAATTCACTCACGACTCATACAGGGAAGATAGGTCGGTGCATCGCTATCTGCAAGCTCATTTTCGATTGCTCCCTTCGGCGACGACCGCAATTCATCAGGCGATATCGCCTACTCGGATGAATGAGTATGTGCGGATGGCGAACGGCGATACGGAACAAGCTTTGCGTCTGTATCTATGGAACGCACGCATCTGTGAGTCACTGTATTTTCCGATGCAGATATTGGAAGTTACAGTTCGCAACGCAATCTCGGAAGCAGCCGAGGCGGCGAGAGGGCCAAAGTGGACGAAGCACAAGGACATTCTTAAGCAGCTTGATCCGCATTGGATGGATCAACTTCGGAAAGTTCGTGGCCGTATCAACAAGTCCGGCCAACCTGTAACCACAGACCGCATCATTGCCGGTATCACGTTTGGCTTTTGGTGTCACCTTCTGGCTGTTCGCTTCACGCCAATCCTTTGGAAATCAGGGATTGCCTCACGATTTCGTCATGTCCCCAGCAATATCACCCAAGCTGATATTCTAGCAGAACTCGACCGCTTGAGTGCTTATAGGAATCGTATTGCACACCACAAGTCCATGTATGACAAGCTACCTGAACAGATTCTCTCTGATATTATCAGGGTGATTGGATATCGCTGCCCGGTTAGCGCACATTATGTCGAGGCGACCTGTCCCCTGGACAGCATCATCGCTCAACGTCCAAACCCGGCCGATTTTGCCTGACCTTGTTGCCCTTCAGGCCGGATTCCCTACGCCCTTTTTTGTGCATCTGTTCCATCACCCGGCCAAGACCGAAGCAACGCGGACCGGGGCCGGGTCCGGCATCCGGCGGCGGACGCGGATGGCAAGATAGTCGGCAAAGCCGCGGGTGCTGACCAGGAAGGCGCGCCCTGCATCGTCGGTCCAGGCATCGACGATCCCGCGATCTTCCTTAACCGCCGGCCCGGCGTAGAAGCGCAGGACACCCCCGTCCCGGCGGATCAGGCAAAACCGCTCACGCGGCGGACAAACCTTGGCCCTGACCAGACTCCGGGCCGCGTCCATGAGCCTATGGAAACCGGCGCCCGGCTGAAAGCGGAAGACATCGGAGGCGAAGCGCATGGGGGGCGCGGCCTTCGCGGGGACTGCAATCGCAGACATGCGGGATTCCTTTGGCTTGGGGAACGATGGCCGTCGTCGGCATCAACCGCTATATGCCTCCCCCCAAATCATGTCAACACGACATATGGCATTTTGGAATCTTTAATGGCGTTACGCCATTTTTGGCTTGCGCCGTTCCGCGCCATCACCCCATGATCCAGGAGAACAGCGCCTTATGGCGATACGAAATGGAATAGGCCAGAGAGATCAAAAAATATGGCAACCGTGAAGAAGCGGACATGGACAAGCGCCACAGGCACCAAGGGGGAGGGGTGGCAGGTCCGGTATACCGACCAGTTCGGCAAGGACCGTTCAAAGAGCTTTGACCGCAAGAAGGAAGCGGAGGAATTCGCCGCGACGGTCACGATCCAGGTCAAGCAAGGGCTGCACATTCCGAACAGCCAATCGGTGACCGTCCGCGAAGCCGCCGAAGTGTGGTTGGAAGCCGTGAAGAACGGGCGCAACGGCCGCCCACCGGCTGAGGAATCGACGCTTGGTCAATATCGGTCGCACATCGACAACCACATCGTGCCGTTCCTGGGCGGCGTCCGGCTGACCCAACTCACGACTCCGCAAGTCGCGTACTTCCGGGATGAGCTTCTTCGGAATGGCCGCTCCCGCGTCATGACCCGCAAGATCCTGACGTCCTTGAAGGGAATGCTGAACGAGGCCATGACCCGCGGCATGATCGGGGCAAACACCGCCCTTCCGGTGAAAATCATCAACTCGGGCCGCGAAGACAGCAAGGTCGTCATCCCGTCGAAAGCGGAGGTCCGCGCCCTGGTGTCCGTCCTGGCACGCTGGGCGACGGGCGATTTCCCGGCGGCCCGAAACAAGGCGGGGCTGAGCCGTCACAAGTGGTTCGACCTGTTCATCAGGACGACGATCGCCACCGGCTGCCGGTCATCCGAAATACGGGGGCTTCCCTGGGCGGCGTTCGATGCCGCATCCGGGACGGTCGAGATCGTCCAGCGCGCCGACGAAAAGGGAGACATCGGAACCCCGAAGTCAAAGGCCGGATACCGGACCCTGTACCTTCCCAGCGAGCTTGTCCGCGACCTGAAGGCATGGCAGGTGCTCTGCCCGCCGGGCAAGCTGGGGCTGGTCTTCCCGAACGCATCCGGGCGCGTCGAGTCCCTGGCGAACATCGTGAATCGGTGGTGGGGTCCGCTCCAGCGCGAAGCCGGCGTCGTCGAGGTTGACCCGGCCACCGGCAAGAAGACAGCCCGGTACGGCGGAATGCATGTCCTTCGTCATTTCCGCGCATCGATTCTGATCGAAGCCGGGGCCGACATAAAGGAGGTGCAGAAGGCCATGGGGCATTCATCGGCCCATGTGACCCTTGATGTGTACGGGCACCTGTTCGAAGACGACGACGCGATCCGCCGCCGGAAGGCCATGGCCGAAGCCGCGAACCGCGCCGTGTTCGGGGACTGACCATGCCGATCCGGTCGAAGCCCTTCATCACCCGCGACGATGTCCGCCGCCGCCGGGATTGCGTCTTCGTCTTCAGCGACGACGACACCCGGAAGGGGCGCGGCGGACAGGCGCACGCTTGCCGGGGTGAACCGAACGCGATCGGCATCCGGTTCAAGAAGGGGCCGGGCGACCATGTGTCCTTCGCGTGGTCGGACACCGACTTGGAAGCGAATTGCCGGAAGATCGATGAAGACGTCGCCGCGGTCCGCCGCGCCCTGGAAGACGGGTTGACCGTCGTCTTCCCGAAGGCCGGGATCGGGACCGGAGTCTGTCGCCTGGAAGACGTCGCCCCGCTGACGGCCCTGCACCTTCGCCGCCGGCTGACGGAACTGAAAACGATCCCCGGCGCCATCCCCGAAGCCCGGAAAGACGGCATTGGGTGA